TTAGAGAGTTGGCGCGCCCCACAATCTTTCGATGCCCGTTAGTTCCTGACCACTAAATTCCATTTTGTAAATATCCGGCTTGGAGGCTTGCAGCAAGAAATTCAAACCATATCGCTTGTCGTAATACCCCATGATTAAAGCCATGATGGCTCCATGCGTACCTATCGCGATCCTCTGTCCTGGATGGGTGGTTAATACATGACGAATAACTGCGATGGCTCGATTCTGACAGGCTTGATTGGATTCGCCACCTTCTAATGCAAATGAAGGATCGGCATAAGATTGCTCCAGCAGAGGCATTAGCGTCTCATCAGGCAGTCGAATGTCTTTGCCGTCAAAACTTCTCTCCCTTAAATCCTCTATCTGGATGATGTCTTTCCCCATACGCTGCGCCAAATCCTGAATCGTCAGGATCGCTCGTTGAAAGGGACTGGATACGAATACCTCAATTCCTTCCGCCTCGAGCAGTTCCGTTACTCTGCGCGCATCCGCTATCCCCTTTGGAGTTAGCCCTCTCAATCTTTCTGTACCTTCCATTAAGGGCGAATCCCCGTGCCTGACCATGTAGATATAGGTTATCATTGGGCCTCCAACTTTTATGCTAGATTGATATTGATCAACAGTCACAATAAGTGAACAACAAATGGCGTATCACTATTCAACCGTCTTAATGACTAAATCAAATAACTATAGCAGTACTGCATCATTAATGCTTTACTATTGATGGAAAATAATTTATTAAATAGATTTTTATGATAATATATGTTGAAGGGGTGAGTTTGAATGACAAAATTTCCAACGAGACTTTTGGAAGCACGTATGAAGAGCACACTGACTCTTAATCAGGTCAGTGAAGCAACGGGGGTAGACGTATCCATAATTAATCGATTAGAGACTGGCGAGTACAATGCTGAACCAATCATTCTCTGCACATTGGCAAGCCTCTATGGAGTTTCTGCAGACTGGCTGATCGGTAGCATTAATAATCCCGACAGAACCCTTTCTGAAAACGAAAAAGCAGCAGCAGCAGCTATCCGTTCGTACGATTTAACAGCGTTTCTTGAGCAGCCATTCGTGCACAACGGGAAACCATTAAACCGCGAAGCAAAAAAGAAGTTGTACGTGATGGCCCAGCTTCTTCTTGATCAAGATGAGTAAGGAAGGAATCAATTAATTTACGATTCCTATCAGTCGGAGCTGCTATTTTATTCAAAAAATCTATTATTGAAACTGTATTCAATTTATCCATTATTATAATCACCCAATTTCTACTATTGAATTAATCGCTATATCATTTCCATTTAAACCCACTCCTTCTAAATACACCAGTATTATTCGTGGCCCCAATCTTTTGAACCAATCGACACAAAGCGACACTTCTCGTATAATTCATGTGCTATACTATGTCATTTACAAAAATGAGGCTCGACCATTTAGGTCAAGCCTCATTCATGCAATTATATCCTGGCTGTATCTGACGATTTTTTAAATTCAATTCCTCCATAATCGCCTCGTACTTTGGCCGTGACATATTGCACCATTTTGTATCAGGCCCTACATCATTATCAAAGCAGGCTCTGGAGAAAACTGGATCGAGATACGTAATATTGTTCATATTTATCGCTGCTGTTCGATCGCATAATTTAAAAGTAAAACCCTGCTGATTCAACACTTCTATCCAGTAGCTTAATGTACCTTTGAAATGATAACTTTCATTTGTAGTATGAAACAGCACATTTTTCTTACGCTTATCGCACTCAATAAAATGAATATCCTTGATTTTCACAAGTACAAGTCCATTCTCTCCATTAACGGATATGACCACTAACACCAACTCCAGTTTTAGTTCTTTATTAGCAACTCATCTGGCAAGTCTTCTTGATGTACGAATAACCAGCACGGACCGACCGCGATGACAACGGCAAGCGATGAGAGCGCTTTTGCCAATACGGAGAATAGAGCTGTTTTAAGCATGTCTAACCTTACCTCCTTTCAAATGGAATAACATAATGGACTGAGCCAAAAATGCCGCTGCAATGATTGGAGACTGCACAATAAAATTAATGCTTACGATTCCCGTTGAAATAACACGGAGATAACGAAAATATCGTTTTGGAAATAGCGTTCTGCCTTCTATTCTGGATGGCGCGAATACAAGCACAATTAGGACGCTTATCGCTGTCATAGTATGAACTACAGGCAAGCTGAAATCGGAAAATGAAAGAAGGGTCGCTCCGACTGTTGTCACTATAATACACATTTCAGATGAACCGAGATGAATGCCGCCTGATGTCTGTCTTAGCAATCCAAATGCGGCCAATGCGATCCACATTTCCGATAACCGCCCTGTGACCAATCCAATAACAGTTGTAATTAAAATAATCGGGATGACATTTAACAAAAAAGCTAACGTATGCCTGATTCGGCCTACTCGGTCTGAATACTCAGGAACAACTGCCACAATTCTCTCGGCCATTTTAGTAGCCAGTCCCTTAATTCTCAGTGCTCTCTCTCCTTTTTTATCGCATAATATAAAAATAGAGCCATGGATCCAATGAAAAACATGCCGGCTAGCAATAGGTTTTCACTGTACATTATGAAAATAAACGCACCCAAAAACAGTAACGATATTCCGTATATAAGTGGTCTCTCAAATTTAAATTCAAGCCTCTCGAATTCATTAGTAAATCCGATACCGAATTTGTAAAGCAACTTTCCAATTACTAAACCCAATACACCTGTTAATAATTGTATCTGATAGCGCGTAAAATTTTGGTCGTTAAGACCATCCAATGATCCGAATAACGTCGAAACAATCAAGAACTGCAGCAATGAAAACGAAAGGAAGCCAATGGCACCTGATGCTAGGGCACCAATTATCGGCAGACCGGCTATGTATTTCATAAATAATATCGAAAACAAAATATTAATAACTGGAACGACATACGATATATCCGTTGATTTCAATATCAAGTAGCTTTGCAGATTTGTGAGTGTGATAATGATTAGTACCGGTATTATGAATTTTCGAAGATCGAACCTAAATATGTAAAGCATCAATGCGTAAACTGCAAGACCTTCGATTGTAGCAAAAATCATGGAAACTAGAACATTCCACATGGCAAATCATCCCTTCGGGCTTTGATTAAAGCTGTACCATCGCCCCTCCCGTTATGAAATGGCAGACTAGATTCAACAAGTTAATTTTTAGTGATGATAATTGAATTATATGGCATAACCACATAAATACAAGACTTTATTGTATTTTTTTGTTTCTTTTGCTCGAAGTAATGCTATTAGAAGATATCATCTGTTGCTTTACGCAAAAACACCTCTACATTTACTCCCATATCTGAAGTTATGGTTTCAAATTATTGAGGTGTTCTGCCCAGGTCTACAGAGAAAGGAATAACTAGACTGCTCCTTTTTTCTATCATATGATTTTAGCTAATGCCTGCCTTTTTTAGTGCGCGACTATAGATAGGTGCACTTCTCATCATTTTTTTTACTTCCTCAAATCCGAATAATTCTTCATAGGTTTTTCTGTATGTAAAATATTTTGATTCAAACTTTCGCAAATCTGTTTTAGAACGAAAGATCAAGGGGACTTCATTCCCATCAGGTAGTACAAAACGTGTATAAATTTTGCTATGGTTCATGATTTCCTCCCTAGTTCTACAACATTAGTATTCCGAAAATAAAATAATTCATCGCAATAAAGATCCAATAATTCTTTTAGATGTCTGTTTCCGTTTGTGCAAAAAGCGAGTGACCACGATAATAAATCTTGGTCGAACCACTCAAACCTATACATTAACTTATGACCTCTTCTATGGATGGAGCTGCATCTAATTATAGTTGTAAAAATGTTATGTTTTAAATTATATTTGGAACCTACTGTTATCATAGGCGCATCCACTTCCCGACTGCTGCAAGCTGCCGCATCTGACTGATCTAAATACTCTGTTCCACATTTCATACACTGATGCATAATCATTCACTCCTGCCTCATTTTAATGTAACAAATTAAATAAAAAAATTATTAACTCTCAAAATAGTTAAATCAAGCACATCTAAAGCATCATTTCCTTATGTCTCTGAATCCATTCCATATAGCTATTATATGTACTTGCCTCTAATTCAGCTTTGATGAATGGAAGAGCCTGTTCTACAGCCATAATTTCAAATGCTGATGGGCTGTCTTTTTCTTTTGTACTGTAGCTAAACAATAAATTAATAATGATTTCTCTAGAACCTGCTTCAGTAATCTCCATGATTGCTTTCCTTCTTTCCTAAATATATTAAACATTCAATATCATTAACTCTTATATGAGTAGAGGGTAACTCCCCCTAATAGGCTATAGATAAGGATGCGCTAAACTTTATCTTTTTTAGTGTAATATCCAGCGCGTACATGTTCCCATCATATAAATCTATAAACCGGTCTAAATCATCCATGGTTTTAATATATTTCATCAATTCCACATACAAAAAAGAGTCCTGCTTCACGCCACAACAATGCTCCACCCACTCAAAAAAATGTTCAACTGAATCCTCCCAATTATAAAGCAATGAAACATTCAACTAATTATCCTCCTTATCATATTTTTTCCTCTTTTCCACATTAGCACGTAAGCTTGTAATTAAAAAGATAAAAATTTGATCTTTATTTTTTTCTTTACATTCAAATCGTATTATGCATCTTAGTATTCGAATTTTCCAATAAATGAGTCATGATGTGTATCTTTTTCTTTACCTAATGCCTTTATAAGAATTTTAATAGCTTCTCCTGTTACTCTAACCTCTTCTCCATTTATAAAAATCACTCTTCTATAATAAGAATTGAAATTCATAATTTTATCTTTATTAATTACAAATCCTTTATTCAAATAGCAATAGTTTTTATTCTTCTCTACCAGATACTCTAATAAGCTGTACGCCGAATTATGAAATGGGATTTCGGAAGTTAAGGTATGTATATACACTTTCCCTTTTTGTGGTGTACTGACATATAGAACTTCATTGGGATCCAGCAACCGCATTGTGTTGTTTTCCAGGGGTAAAAATAATAGACCCGTTTCACTTACATTATTTGATATGATTTCTATAATTTTATTCTTATAGTTAAATGAATAATGACTGATTTCATTTCTTAACATCTTCAGTAAACGATCACTGTTCATGACATGGATCTCCTCCCTTCCGTTAACAGTCCATTAGTCACTATTCTATATATTCAATATGATAATATATGACAAACCTATTATCATTTAATGGGACAATAGCACTACAAGTATAGCAAATGCTGTTATTACGAAGCAAGTTTCTGGAACGTATCAACAGCTATCATAGAGATGCAGCTTTAACTTATCAATTTATAGTATGGATTCTCCTTTTTTATGAAATATAGCATTTTTCATTTTAAAAAATCAAGCCAACGAAAAAATATCCTAAAAGTTTCCCTTTAGGATATTTCATAGAGTTCCCGTATGGTTCTTTCATTCAAAAAATCATCTTTGTAGCGTCTTAATGTCGTTTCATTAAAATTAAATTGCAGAGCGATTTCTTTGTAGCCCACTTTATCCAAATTGCCGTTCATCAATAATTGCTTTGCCTTCGCCAGCATCCCTGAATACATGATCGATGTAGGGTTTAGCTTTGGCTCATTAAAGTATTCAGCTACTGTGGAGTATCTTCGATAAACAACCATTCCATCGGCCTCTTGAGTGTTTTTCACACCAATGTCTACAGACCGAACTATAAATTCATTGCTTATCAGATGCGCCGTTTCCGATTTTATCCCCTTCTCCGGATTGCCGTTGCTTTTAATGAATTCTTCTTCCTTCATAGCCTGATGGCATAATCTAATAAATTCATGATCCACTTGTACCGTTCTTACACTTTTGTCCAGGTCGACTAATCTGGCTGTCATAGTTTCATCATCGATATCTGATTTTTTCAGGTTTACGATTTCAGAATTTTCCGTCCCCTTAATGCCTATAAACGGTGCATAAAAGACGATTGCAACCTGTGCAGATACAATGCCATTCACCATTTCTTTAATCTCTGAATCTGTCCAATAGTTTTTTTCAGGCTTGACCACAAACTGCTCTTTCCAGCGAACATCCACAGTCTCAAGCGGATTAATCCCATTATAATATTCTTCATCAATGGCCCAATCAATATATCCAGAGACGTATTGAACGGTTGACTTTGATGCACTTGGGGTGGACGCCATGAAAGTAAAAAACAGCTTTCGCAATTCTTCTCGCGTAAAGGTAAATAGCTCTTTATCCATATCTGACTCAAAGACCTGTGTAATTTTAAAAATTCGCTCCAAGTTTTTTTGAGTGCCTTTTTTGTGGGAACTGATATATTCTCTTTTCACTTCAGCATTATACATTTTATCTTCATAAACAATGTTAGACATTCGCATCAATCCCCTCTTAATCCAGGATATTATCCACTTGGGATTCAATAAATTCTCTAATTTGCGATTTCACCTTGTTGCTATTCGTTTTTCCTTGTCCTCCCATGATATCATTAAGCGGAGAGCTAACTTTGTTAAAGTTAATATGATCTATAACCGCTACAATCTTATCGACTGGAAAGTCTTTGCCGTACCTGTCGTATAGTTTCTTGGCAATGGCAATAAAACCAACATGCATATTATGATGGCTAATCCAAGATGATTCGAGGTTTTTAATTCTATTCTTTACTAGCTCAGATTCATAAGAAGGAATCAAATATTCATAAAACTTTTTCAGAACATCTTGTATGTCGTACCTATCCTTTGTATTTTCAGGCTCGAATATGTCTTGAATAGCTTCTGACAGGATCGCAAAATTAGTAATTGATATTTTTTTGTCTACTGCCGTTTTAATTTCAATCCGATTGTGGAGCACAGGGATTGTCATCAAATATTTCGCGATTTCTTGTCCATATTGTTCTCCGCCATAATATTTAGTTAATGTTTTATCAAATGGATTAACCGTATTCGTTATGGCTAATAGCTTTTGAGCTTTTTCTAAAGGGTAATGCTTAAGATCAATATTCATATATCCTTCGAATTCAGGATCCTCTTCTATAATTCGAATGACCGCTTCCAAGCGATGAGCTCCATCAATAATATTGAGTGTTGATTCTTTATGAATGGTCAACTCGCCGCTATTAAAGCTGATACTGCTATTTCCATCTACAAGCACATTAAACAATAAAGTAGAAGGGTTATATTTTCCTTCCTTCATGAGCTTTACGATATTACTTACACTTGCATTTTTTATATTTCTTTTTTTAATGATTTTACCTGTTTTTGAAATGGTTTTTTTGGCTAGTCGCTGAGTGTCAAAATTGTAAGTGAGCAAACCGCTATTGGCTAGAGCAGCCAAATCCTTAAATGATATAGCAGTCAAGTAATCCTCATTCGTTACTCTGATAACAGGACTAAATGTATATGGAAAGGCGATTTCCTCAGGCTTAGAAAACGCAAAGTATTTAATAGCTTTTATCGTGTTAAGATCAAAATAATTTTTGACAAATAAAGTTTCGTTTTGAGTAACCGTATGTATTCCGTTTGTAATGACTGCTAATTCCTCTGTAGAAAGAAATCCAACCTTTTCAGGATTAGCAACTAACTCAATAAATGTTCCCCTCATCATTTCATGATGCTCGACTAGATACTCTTCTATCATTCGTTGCTGATTTCTATGTTTCGCAATAGAAGAAAGTTCTTCTGAAAGCACCTCATAAATATTTTTCTCTTCTGTTTTCATCATTCTCAACTCCTTTAAATACAAATTTTCATTCCATTGATGATTATAGCACAACAATATGTAAAAAAAAATACATCCTCCTGCAACCTAATTTGTTTATTCCTACGAATAAATAGGAACATATGTTTGCTTAATCTAATAGATCATGCTATGATTGCCGTATACAAGACTCGTTTACTTTCATAGACCGTAAGGAGATGATTTCAATGAATTCCAACTTTTATGTAGCTGGCCGGCTTATCGTTCCTATTTATCTTGAGGTACAAGAATCTTGTACAAAATATGCAATTCAAGCAGCTTCCAAAGCGCTTAGTACGAATACAATCTCCGTACTTCATGGCAATATCCACACCTGGAATGGCAAAGAATACCCGATTATCGCCAATAGAATTCATGTTGACTGGTATGAAACAGTTAAAAAAGAAGAGATGATTTAGCCGTACTGACATTTTTGTCTTTACTAAAAGGTCATACATTGACTTTTATTTTTTCAAAATGATAGATTATCAATGGAATTATAAAAACATATTCTTCATTCTTAATAATGAAGCTAACTACATGAAGGAGTGAACCAATCACCATGCACAACTATTCTAAGGAGAAAAACGATGAAAACGTATATCAAAACAGGACTATCCAAACTTAGCTATCAGGATCTCTATTACGACGGTTTTCTTGGATATGGGGAAAGTTTCGATGAAGACACATCAGAAATTATACCCATACAAGATTACTGGACTCTTGTCTATAATTCCGTACAGCAGCAGCGGGAATCCTATAACTACACTCATACTAATAAATGACAGCAGACTGGAGCGAGCGTTTTGGACCATTTCATACATTCCGTATACATACCTTCGATTGAAGGATCCGATATTTATAATCATATGGTTAGAGAGAAAGCAATCGATCTGAAATATATCGGGATGCTTCCTCCCAGTCTCGAGCTTAATCAACTCATTAAATCAGGATTAAAATATTCCGTAAAAAAGGAAAATGGGAAATGTCTCTCTACAGATATCATCAATGTCAAATTCAATCAAAAGGTCGCCTCTGGGAAAACAATATTAAAACATATTTCAAATAAACTGCTCGGAGAGCTGGACGAAGGATACAAAAACAAGCTGAACGATTTTATGAGTACCATTGAAGCTGAAGCTTCTCTACCAAAGTGGGATGAAATCAGCAGCGAGCAATTGAGGATAAAGCTATATACCGATGGATTTGTTTTGAATGGCACCCACTATAAAGTATATAAGCGATCCAGCTCCAAATCCCGAGTAGGCCAATGTTTGTTTATCAAAGAAAAATTATACGATCGTATGATGAGATGGAGCCGTTTGGGATTAAATTTCGATGTTCAAAAACAAATCGATTATCCTTCTCTGCTCGCCTATGAAAGCCTGGTAGGTTCAGCTATTGAAAAAACGATTAAAATCGATCCGAAAAACATTCTAATTGTCAATGATGTAGAGAGCAGATTTGTCCAACGGTCGAACGTAATCCGTACAAGCAAAAACGGCTTCCTTAATAGTTTTGAGGAGGATGCTTGGATCACCAACAGTCTTTTTGATGGCGAGTCGCTGTTAGACAGCTCCTATTTTGACGAGGGCAAAAGCATGCTGCTCCTTCGCAATCATATGTTCAAAAGCGCAGCATTCAACTGCAACATTCAATTATTTCTAAAGGAGCATTGCCCTCCTTATATCAACTATGAGGAATGGGAAATCCCAAGCATGTTTGATGGAATAAAGCTGCTTGCAAAAGACGTTCATTTCATCATTACTCCCAGCAGTCTAAAAGCATTAAAGTTCAGCTCATTGATCGGTACTGAGCAATCCCTATGGGAGCATTGGAAAAAAGTCATTTATGCCGACGATTGCATCTTTGGGATATGCAAAAACGAAAAAAAATCCAAACAAGGGTATGATGAATCCGGCCATATTCTGCAGCAAACCAGCTATCAAATGATTAACTCTCTCCCCATCTCCCAGACGGACATGAGCGACTTATGCCAATATGAAAAAGACGTTATTACCCGTCTTAAAAACAATGATGATGATTTCATCTCCCATATCCGAAATAGCGCGAATGAGATGAATAGCCATTCTATGTTTGCAGATCTGTTTCTACATAACAAAGACCTGGCCAAAACCAAGCTATTCAGGAGATTTAGAAAAGATGTCATTCACAGCCATGTTAATCATATCAAAAATGGCAAGATTCGCTTACGAGGCGATTATTGTGTATTGCTAGGCAATCCTATTGAATTTTTGTTTCATAGTATCGGTCGATTGATTACGGATCAGCAGCAGCCTGAAAGCTTATCCTTAAAGAATAACGAAGTACATACAAAGCTGTTCGATTATAAAGAACTAACCGCCTTCCGCAATCCGCATACAAGTCCCAGCAATGTTCTGATCGTGCAAAATACGCCTAATCTGGATATCGAAAAATATTTCAATTTAAGTCCGAATATCGTCTGTGTAAATGCGATTCAATTCCCGCTACAGGATATCTTGTCTGGCTGCGATTACGATTCCGATACCGTACTATTGATAGATAATGAGCGCTTATTGTCAATAAGCCAACGTGTATTCGGAAAATATCGGGTTTGTGTTAATCTTGTAGCCAGCAATAAGAAAAAATATCAGATTACAAGCTATGATATGGCTGTCATTGACAATGAATTGTCCAAGAGCCAACGTTATATTGGGCGAACCGTTAATATTGGACAGCTATGCATGTCAACCTATTGGCATCTCTTGAATATTGGGGCTCCCAACGAACAACTAATCAGTCTACTGAAAAAAATCGATGTGGTGACCGTGTTATCCGGTATATGTATAGACTTGGCTAAAAAAATGTTCACTATTAATATTGGACAGGAAATTAGATATATAAGTGAAACTAGAGAATTAATCAAAGAAAAACCGCTGTTCTGGAAATATGTATCTCAGAATGATTCCATTCAGTCCGTTGCCTATCAATGTCCTATGGATTACTTGTATAACGAAATGACTGCTCTGAAAATGGCTGACTATCGTAAAAGTACAGAGCTCAGTTCCCTGCTGCTTCATCAGGAGCTAAGAAAAGCCGACAGAAAGCAGCTAGCCAAAATAGTTGAATATATTGAAACGATGTGTATGAGTATTAATCAAGCTTTTGCGGCTTCTCTGCCTGCCGACGAACGAGATCGAATCATCGATGACTTCATTCGTTATTATCAATTCTATATCGGCAAATTGAAAATCAATCCAAACACCATGTATTCCTTACTAGAGAAAATAGCTCGCGATGAGCAAAGAGCAAAAATCGCAACCAAGCTTATGAATGTTCTATATCGTACCCATAAGGAAATGTTTATTGCCGCTTTTAAATCAAAAGTTCCACACTAATAAGAGTTAAAAATACGAAAAACCCTTTTATACAATGGGTTTTTCTTTTGTTAAAAGTGTCGCCATATGATAGGTGAATAAACCTAGCCCAAAGCTATTACGAAGGAAGGAGGTTCTCAGATGAAAAAGAAAAAGCGCCTGCAAAGAGCTGAGCCGTTCCGAGCTATTAAAGAGGACATGGCACTGCTATCGATAAGTTGTTGGTATAGCTAGACCAAGAATCTTCCGCAAGTGAAATGGAGTGCTTAAACGGTATATGAAAACGATGTTAATGATTTATGATCCAATACAATAACCTTGTAAAGATATTCGAGGACAGCATAAGTCTGGATCAAGTGGGGACTCTTACATTCCCAACTGTCGAAGACTTCGTGCAATTAGGGGAAGAACAATATAATACATACTTATATCCATATCGGCTCTCCTTGGACATGTTCGATATCAATTCAGAGTATAAGGAAATGCTCTCCCTATTCGATTTATTTTTCACTCCTACCCTTACCGTAACCATTGGCTCTCGCAAGCTTACCTATCTAGAGCTGCTCACCGAGTCCCTGCAATTTTTCTTCAAGGAAGAAGTAAAGTGCTTAATGGAATCATCCAGTCTCAGAATTGGAAAATCAGGCAGCATTGACCGCAACAACTTTGATGAAGTAGCTGCCGCCATACTTCAAGTCACGAATATGGAAAAGATTAAGATCGAACCGCTGCCTGAATTCAAATCGGATCGCCATAAAGATATCTATCTAAAAATTATGGAAGGCCGGTCTCGAAACTCAGCAAAAGATGAACTGAATATGGCTACAGTCATTAATACTGTCATCCATGGAGGCAAATCCTTTATCCCATACGAGACAGTCAAAAAGATGACCTTAAACCAATTGCTTAACAGCTACAAGGCTATTCTGGAAATTGATTCATTCTTTATTAACTTTAATCAAGCCTTAGCGGGAGCAGATTCGAAAAAAATCGATCTCACTCATTGGGCCAACAAAATTAAAATATAACCTTAAAGGAGATTTAAACCTATGAACTATGGAATTAAAGACGCCGCAAATCTAACGATCCGCAAGAAAGCTGATAAAAGCATTTTCCTCTATACTCCATACGCGAATGTAACAACAAATGAATGGACTAGTGATCAAGTATATGCCAATGTGAAAGGCTCCCGTGCCATCCGTTGGGATAATAATAAACAAGGTAAGCTTACCGTCTCGTTGGAAGTATTTGATCTCAAATGGCTTGCTATGCTGGCAGGCGCCGACTGGAGCAAAGGCAAGACGGATATGTTCGTTCGCAAAGAGCTAACTGCGGATGCCGCTAACAGCATTACCCTGCCTTCGACACCGAAAGTCGGCTCCCTCTCTGTCTTCCAACTGCTGGACGATAAGGTATCGCATGGCGAGGAGCAGCTGGTCGGCGATCCAGCGCAAAATGAAAATGAATATACGCTGGCAGGCCAAAAGGTTACTTTGAACGCTGCAACAGCTCCTGAGAACGCTGTGTTTGTTGTTTACTACCAGGCGGAAACAGAAGTAACAGCGAAAACACTGGAGTTCAAAGCGAACAAACATCCAGAGGCTTTCGAAATTATTGGCGATACCTTCATTCGTCCAAAAGACGGCGGCGAAGACGAGTTTGTACAAATGTTTTATCCGAATGCACGTCCAGTATCCAACTTCACGATTACGATGGATTCCGGCAATGTGACGAATTTGGAAATCGTATTCGATCTATTCCCTGATGCCGATCAAAATCTTGCCGTCTACACACTGCTCTAATCATACCTTCTTCGTTTAAGTTTAATCCTAAGAAGATGGCAGAGGATCCCCTCCCCTGCTATCTTCTTTATTATTTGAGGAGTTGAAATTCATGAAGCGAAAATCCAAAAAAATGACGGTTGATCATTTGATTCAAGAAGCCAAAACCTATGATGTACTTAAAAAAGTAACGTTTGAAGATGGCTTATATGCGGAAGTTTATACAAATTTTTCGATTGTCCGAATGGATGATGCCCTGGAGGACTATAGCAAATTCATTGCAGAATACAGCCAGCATCACCCCATAAAAGAAAGAAAAATGATCGACTACATCAACCTTCATATTCTGTTATGGTTCACAACACTTGCTGATCCCGAGCCTTATTCATACGAAGAAAAGGTGCAGCTTTTCGAAATCATTCTAAAAAGCAAGTATGCGGAAACGATCTTCCTGGCCTTGGATCCCCAAGACATTCAAAAAGTCTATCAGCGTATGTTCAAGAAGCTTGAGACGCTTCAGGAGTTGGCCCAATCCAATGCGGAAGTTCGCACCCAATTTCTTGAGAGCCTACAAAGCTTGGATATAGAAAACAAAGATGAAATTATGAATTTGCTGTTAAAGCCGCATTCTGAACCCACAACATCTAAATAGGAGCTCGATTATGAAGAAAATCAAGTTTTATATTCATGAATTAGAGTATGCTATTCTTTTTCTCTATGAACTCAAATTAATCGATTACCATTCCCGGATGAAAACCCGATTCATCAAGCTTCTGACTGAACGTTTCCAGCAATACAAGGACGAGTATTTTGAGCTGGTCAAGGAACATGCTCATTTGGATGAAGACGGAGAACCGCTCCTCATTGAAGACAGCACCCAACCACGATATGACATCAAAGATATGGATAAATTTAAATTGGCCCTTATCCCCCTCCTTGAAGAAGAATTTATCATTGATGTCAACGAACATAATGAAAACATGATGAAAAGCGTTACGAAGTCTATCCTTCATTGCGGCCTATCCTTCGGAGGGCAGGATCAGTTCCTATATGAATCGTTATGCAGCAAATTTGAAGAGTTGTCGGAAGATGATGGCTCTAACTATACGAAATAAAAAATATTAGAATTCGGAGTGGAGAGGAATCGTTCATATTTGACTGCTCCACTTTTTTGAGTCACGAAAGAGGTGTAATCAAATATGTCAGAATCAGATCAAGTTAGGCTAAGTGCCGATTTAAATCGCGATGTATCCGTGCAAAATATTAATAAGAGCATTAAGGCTGTTGAAAGTAATCCCTTACTCAAACAATTTCGAGTGAAAATTGATGTCAACCAAGATGAACTGAATCAATTAATGAACTTTATGAATCCTACAGCTAATCAAGCTGTTATAAAAGATGCGCCTGCAACGGAAACGAAGAAAAAAACGTTGAGTAGTATTAATAAGGGCATCCAGCACATTCCTGCCTGGTTTGAAACTGCACGTTTTCTGCTGGATCCATTAGTAGCTGGAATGAAAGCAGCCATTCAAACTATCGTTCAAGTCGACAATCAGATCATCGAGCTGAAGCGAAGCATGAATGAAGAAACAAACTTCGACAACCTGCTTCTCAAAAGCACCGAACTGGCAAAGGAGCTTGGCCGTTCGCTTACGGATGTTAATCAGGTGATGATCGAGCTTGCTCAGCAGGGCTTTAACGAAGATCAAATGTTAAGCCTTGCGAACTCCGTAACCGTTGCCCAGAATGTCAGCAAGCTTGACTCCAAGGAAGCTATTGATACCATTGCGATCGCAATGTCGGCTTTCAATATTGAAGCTGATAAATCCATAGGAATTGTTGATAAGCTCGTTGCCATTAACTCCAGCTTTTCCGTAGCATCCAATGAACTTGCACAAGCACTGCAGCTTACATCTAGCACGGGAGACGCCTTTGGTGTAACTCTTGAAAACCTGCTTGGGGATGCGACAGCTATCATGCAAGTGACCAAGGAGTCCGGCAACGTCACAGGCGACGCTCTGAATACGATTTACTCCCGGCTGACCACAGTTGAGCCCGCTGTAGATACACTTAAACAACTAGGTATTAACATTACCCAAGCCAATGGCTTGTTTAAATCTTCCACACAAATCTTGGATGAGGTAGCACGTAAATTCGGAACATTGAATGATGAAGCAAAGTTAAATGCTTCTATCACGCTGGCAGGGCAAGACTATCATAGACAATTTCTCGCATTGATGGATAACCGCAATGTTGCACATGAAGCGGCAGCTAAAGCGATGTATTCTGAAGGCAGCGCTATGAATGAACAAGCCTCATATATGCAGTCCTACGAGGGACGAATTGTCCAAATGAAGGCCGCTTGGCAAGAATTTTCGCTTGCAATGGGCAATGCTATCTTAAGTGATTCATTAATTATGATAACTTCCGCGTTAACTGAAATGGCTAACATATTTAGCTCGGTTGTTAGACATATAGGTTTCCTTCCTCCTGTTTTAGGTACAGTCGCAACCGCGCTCGCAGTATTGAGCCCAAATTTCAGAACAGCTACTATTGCAGTTATAACTTTTGGCAACGGCATAAAAGCATTAGGAGTCTCGGCAAAAAGTGCAACGGTGGCTCTCCGTTCATTAGGAGCTGCAACGGTAGTCGGCGCTGTATTTGTTGCAATTGGCTTTGCTCTTGAGGGCCTTATGAAGCTATTCAGCAAGTCAAAGGAATCGCAAGAGGATTACTTTGATTCACTGAAGCAGAATATGAACGAGACGAGCCAAAAGATAGCCAGTTTAAAAGAATTGCAACGGCAATTGCATGACAGCAACAGCTCACAAGAGGAACTACAAAACACTTATAAGCAGCTTGGTTCCATCATGCCTGAAGTGATTAGTCATTATGATAAACATGGCAATATCGTCTATAAGAGCAAAGAAGCGATTGACGAATTAATCAAATCTCAAAGAGAACTTTATGCGCTTCAACAGAAAAATGCAGCTTTTAAAATGAAGGACTCTGTCCCTGGCATAACTGAAGAGATGGAGAAAAGCAACAAAAATAAAAATAAGTTATCCAAACAAGCCAATGAGCAGTTGGCCCGAGAGGAATCTTATACGTTTCTCAAAAAGTTTGGCGATGAAACGAATGTATTCGATTTTACTTCCAATTACCAAGAAGATTTAAAAACGTTAAAAGAAGAATTAAAAAACATTTATAGCAAACACGGATTAGAAGGCTCCATTTTATCTGGCACACTAAGCGAAAATTTTGATTTAAGAAACTTGTATGGAGCAATTGATGAGGACACTTTTAAAAGTATTCAATCTAGACTCTCAAAAATCAATGGCGAAATCGCTGTAGAAACAGAAAACATTAAGAAAAGCACCCATGAGTATAATTACATTCTTAAAACTATTGGCCAAGCAGAAACTATTGATGGCGACCAAAATTTATCTCTATTTTTCAACCAATTGGCTGATGCCTTTACGAAGCATGAATCCTTTGCTACGAAAACTGAAGAAGAGCTCAATGCTTTTGCCAATAGCTATCAATCCACAATAAGCAACGTTGCTGCCTACATTAAAGATAATAAAATAGACATTTCGCAAATGCTACAAACCGGGAATATGGATGAACTTGTAAATGCCTTCCCACAACTATCTGAACATTTCGGTCTGCTCTCAACATCCATACAACAATCTGCCAATACCAGTAAAACTTTATTTCCTGTCTATGACGAACTTAAGAGACATATTGGTAATGTAAGCAGCAAATCAGATGCCGCAGCCAAAGGAATTAGGATTCTCGATGCTCAGATGGACTCTGCCACAGGTGCAGTCAAGTATGTAGGGAAAGTGGTTGATTCCAAGGAAGCAATGGAGGATCATAACCGAAAGCTTCAGGAAACCGTAAATTCGATTTCTAAACTGGAATCTGCTTACAATACGTTACAAAGCGGACAAGAACTCTCACTAAGCTCTACATTAAGTCTTCTTGAAGAATTCCCTGAACTTCTGTCATACGTCGACCAACATACGGGTGCATTAAAATTAGAAGGAAATGTAATAGAGGAAATTGCAAACCAACGCAGAAAAGCACGACTTGAGGAAATTAAAGATCGCCTTGAAGATCTTAAAAGTACCCATAGTGAATTGGAAACCAAGCGTGACATGTATTTGCAGTTTTATCAAGCCATGGCTGGCCATATGCCTGAAAATGTACTCCAATCTACCAAAGATAAAATGTTTACTGCTGAAGAAAAGGCAAAATTCGATGATTATCAAAAAAAAGTGGATCTATTAAATGGGCAAATTGCGGCACTTTCAAAACCAATCGTTTTCAAAAGTCCCTCCGGCAAAGGCGGCTCCTCTTCAACTTCTTCGGTTTCCGATGACCCGAAGAGCAAGGATATTACAGACGCCAAGATAAACTCTATTAACAATCTTGCTCTCACGCAACAGAAGGTAAATGATCTGCTGGAACAAAGCATCTCCAAAGAAGAAGCTTACTCCAATCAAATTCAGAAAACGAGCAAATTAATATCCGGCAAGACAGAAGAAATGAAGCTTCTTCAAGATGCCAATAAAGAGTTGCTTAATGAGCAGAAGCTGCTTGAAAAGGAGAACACCTATAACAAGCCTATCTCCACCTGGTATGATCAGAATGGCAATGCCAGCGAAGAGTTTATTAAACTATACAATAAACTAACCTCAGGAAAAGCCCAAGAAAGCCTTCAGGAACTATTCGATAAATACAAAAAATTTGATGATGCCATTAAATCCAATAAATCCAGTATTGGAGACTTAACCAAAGAGAACGCAAACTTATTAGCCTCTCTGGATGAGCTAAAGCTTGCTTATACGCAAAACTATTTGAACACACGCAATGCTGAGGTCGATACCTATAACCAGAAGCTTAAGAAATCACGCCAGGTTCAGTCCACATATGAGGAGAATTCGCCGCTCTGGATTAAAGAACAAGAAAAACAAATTAAGTTATTGAATGAAAAGAAACAAGCGCTTCATGAAGAAAACAACTGGATACGCGCAAGACAGGAAGCCAATAATTCAGCCAAAAATTCCGAGAAATTAACCACAGAGCAAATCGAACTGCTTAACAAGCAATTGGAAGCAAACTCTGACGCCTGGTACGAAACAGTAACTGCGATTACGTCCGCTACTAAGTCCCTGGATAACTATCGGGAGAAAAGTGCGGACAAAGTGATTGCCGATTACAAAAAAATGCTGGAACAGCAACGCGATCTTGAGCTAAGCGTAATCGACTCACGCATGAATGACGAGGATCAACGTCATAAGCGTGTGATGGACAACTACAAAAATGAACGCGATAGTCTGAAAGAAACTATTGATGCGCAATTAAAAGCATTCAACCGCACCAACGCAACAGAAGATTATGACAGAGAAATTAATAAGCTTCTTGAAGAAGAATCGCAAATTCAAAAGAAAATAAATGAGATTAGCCACAATAATTCTTATGAAGACAAGGCGAAGAGAAACGATCTAGAGGAACAACTAGCCAACGTTCAGGAACAGATTGAGGGTAAGCAACGCGAACGAGGCAGAACGCTCCAAAAGGAAGCTTTGGATGATTTGTTGGAAGACCGGGAACAGCATATCAGTAACCTAGAGCAAACCGAGGATACCCTCTATCAGAAAACAAAAGATAAGCTTAATGATGAAAAGGAACTGCGGCAGATCCATTGGAAATCTGTGCTGGGAAATGAAAGCGAGTTTTATAATCTTAAGCAACAGTTAATGAGTAACGATGTATTGCAAGTGGAATCCGCCTTAACTACCATTCGTGGAAAATATGATGAATTCTTCTCTTACTTACGTTCTAATTCAGGTTTTCTAGGAGAAATGTTCGGCACAATCAATTCCAATACGCAAACGGATTACAAAGATCTTGATAAGATGCCCCTCCCTTCCGCCAATCAAAAGAGCGAAAAGGAAAAAGCTTGGGAAGAATATCTAAACAATAAGAAGAAAGCGGAAGCCATTAAAAATTCATCCGATCCCGAATTCCAGAGACTTAAGGCGATCAATACAGCGCTTCGGGAAAAATGGGGATTCGAAGATGGAAGCTATGAAAAGCTTAAAAATGTTAAAACCTATCATCAAGGCGGCGAAGTTGGCGTTGAAGGTACTACCACGCAGAAATGGTGGGAAGACACGCTGCAATCGAATGAAGAGTTCGCTGTTTTGAAAAAAGGTGAAGTTGTGCTGCATAACCCGCTTTCCTTCATTAAAGATTTACCAATTCGATTAATGAATACCGTAACAGGGCTAGCTTCAAAAACGCAAACCATTGCAGCATCTTCTGGAACCGTCATTGAAAATATAAGCGTGGTGCTGCAAGGCACAGTCCAGGACGGCTCGAACTTCTCCGACCTATTCGTAGATGGTCTGAACCGCAAAGGCATTCGAATTGGTCGTTAATAAATATATGAAATACAAATTTGTTTGTTGGATGTGATGAATTGACGATTTATGATTCAGCTTACTTCACCTTTAATTCTGTACGTTCAAAAGACTTGAGCATGCTTAATGTTACACTTGACGGAAGTATGCAGGAAGAGTATTTGGGAGCTTCGCAATCCATCTTGGAGGACAAAATTAAAGGCAGGCATAAGCCATACTTTCAAGGTATTGAGAAGAAACCGCTTGAATTAACCGTACATTTTGCCTTCGAGAATGGCTGGACTACAGAAGAATTGCGATCTATTAGAAGATGGCTGACGGAGCCAACCTACTATGTTCCGCTCACCTTCTCTAATGATCCGGAAAAAATCTATTATGTTTTATATATTGATGATCCCTACTTGCTTCACAACTCGGCTTCTCAAGGATATGTGACATTACGCTTTCGATGCAATGATTCCTATGCTTACTCCCCTCTTATGACTTCCCCGATCTATGATTGGGCAGAAAATGTGCAGACCATCCGCCATCAAGATTTTTCAGCTGGAGAATTATTGGGGATTGTTCAGGATGCTTCCGGACGTCTCTCTCTCACTCCGGATGTATTTAAGTGGAGTGACCTCCCAGCTAGTGCGGTATGGAGTGACATTTTCAAATAACTTAGAAAGGCAGGTAAATAATCGATGTCAACACTAACGCAAAATCTAAAATTAATTAAACCGGAACTAAGCGATAATGGCCGACAGACTATCTTGGATCTTGCCTCCAACATGGACAAGCTGGATGAAGCCTCTGAGGTATCCTCCCTATCTATTCCGGAATCCGGTTACTGGAACAAGCAAAAGAAAATCTATTACAGCAATCCTCAGATTGGCGGATATGTAGGTGCCGTAAATATTCGTTCTGGTCAAGCCGCGCCAAAATGGTCCTCGCTGCGCCGTGTTGTTGTAGGTGATCCTATTGTTCCGTCGCAAGATAACGGTCATTACTATGTGTGCACCCAATCCGGGCATAGCGCGCCTTATGAGCCAACATGGCAGATCGCAGCCGGTTCCGTGACAGAAGATACAAAAAACAAAGCGGTATGGAGGCCGCAGCAGGTCTATCGCGAAAATGATATCGTCGTGCCGACTTTCCCAAGCGATCGCTTCTATGTATGTACGATAGCCGGCACTTCGGGAGCAAGCGAGCCGAATTGGTCTACCACAGATGGAAATGCAACTAGGGATGCCGGCATCATCTGGATGGCCTATCGGATCGTAAAATGGAAAGAATCCGGTACTGCCGCCCATTTCCGTCCTTTTGGAAAGATTGAGTAGGTGGTCTTATGTTAACCTGGATAGATCTACTCGGTATGAAAGGATATTACCAATCCGAACCCATCATGCTTGCTGTTGATGGTGATGGCGCAATCAATCATATGCACTGGAACGCTAGCGCACCGCCAGATACATCCGTTGTTGTATTCACCTCGATTTCCTATGACGGAGGATATGAGTGGACAGAATGGCTTCAAGCTGTTAATGGAAGCTCCATTCCAGGTATTCTGCCTCACTCGCCAATCGGAGGCTTGATGCTCAGATATCGAATACTTTTAAGTACAGATCATCCTACAGTGACTCCTGTCTTCGGGGATATCACCTTTACGTTTGAGCCTGTTATTGTAGTGGACAATAAAGGAGATACAGAGTGCAAACCAGAGGTTTGGATCACCAAAACAGGTGCTGGTGACTTTGCGCTTACGAACACCAGTCATATGAATAAAGAATTTAAATTCAGACAACTGAATAATAAAGAAACCGTATATGTGAACAACGAGCTGGAGTATATCGAGTCAGACCTCCCCATGGTCTACCGTTACTCTAATTTTAACGATCAATACTTAACGCTCTCGCAGGGAAAAAATGTATTCCGTGTAAAAGGAAATGCGAAGATTCAATTCCGCTATCAATTTAAGCTCATCTAGATTAGAAAGGAGGTGATAACATGCTAAGCCAGCTAGGAACGCTGGATTTATCTCTTAAGCCGGCAAGACCAAGACTCTTTCTAGCCAAACCTAACCGTGAAATCATAGCCAAGCTATCCGAAGTCAGCGGTATCAAGCGAGAGGTTTCCTTGACGGAGCTCTCTACCCTCTCCTTTCAACTTCCGTACTACGTCGATCAAAACAACGAGCTCGTAAGAAACCGGAATGTGGATCTGCTGCGAGAGAGATATCATTTGAAGGTTGTGACGGAGCATGCAACGGATTGGTATATCATTACAAAGGTCAATGAGAGTACGGGAGATCGGGGAGATTCTAAAAGCGTTCAGTGCATCCATCTCCCCCAGGAATTGAATGACAAAATAATCGGCGGCTACAAAAAAGATTCTCGAAACGCTAGACAAGTGCTGGAAGATGTGCTTTCACTCACCACCTCCTGGAGTATTGGTTATATGGATGCGGATTATGAATTGTCCTATCGCTCTTGGGAGTTCCCGGATAATACGCTGCTGGATGCCGTCTTTACAATAATGGAGAAATACAATGCCATTGTGGAATGGGATACCGAGCAGCGTAAGATCAATATGATTAAGCCTGAGCTGCATGGAACCAATAAGCTTGGCGTATTCTCCCATCAGAAATACTTAAAATCCGTTGACAAAGAATCCAACGCCGAGATCGTCGTCACGAGATTGCGGCCAATCGGAAAAGAAGGTATGGGCATTGAGCGGCTTACGCCGAGCGGAAGCCCTTATCTGGAAGATTTCAGCTACTGGATGTATCCATTCGAGCGCGACTCTAAGGGCACTACGGTCCAGCCAAGCTACTTTATGAGTGACGAGCTATGCCATGCTTTGTTAGATTATCAGCAGTTGCAAGAAAGCTATAAAGGCCAATTCGGTGCTCTAATTGAAATGGGAGATGAATATGCCCGGACGCAAGCCTCAAGAAGAACGGAATTGAATGTGCTCAAAAATGAACTGGCCGCCATTACTCAGATTCAGCTTGGGCAGCAATTCAATGACAAGATGTTATTTGATCAGTCTACATTCAACGGCGGTGTGAAGACTGTAAAATTCCAGATTGATCCCAAACATCATTATGCAGTACTGATCAAGTTGTCCGACAGTTCGAACAAGACCGTTTCGGTGAATAACATACCGGTCGCTCTTTCGGGAGGCAAGTGGGAGCTTACTCGGAAGCTATTGGGAACCGGGGATGTCAGCGTCTCCCTCTCCGGATCAGGACAAGCTGAATTATTTATCCAGGTAGCCAACATCACCAATGCCGAATATAGTGCTTCCAATAATGGCCCTGCCATCATCAACAGATATAATTTTGATCATAAGAAAAGTGAAATCGCAGATAAAGAAACTGTGATTCAGCAAATTCAAAACCAGCTAAACATCATTGATTCGGAAAAAAGTCAAATTCAAGAAGCTCTTTCCTTGCAGCAAAATTTCAGCCCTGAACTGATTCGAGAGCTTGATACTTTTATTTTTGAGCAAAAGTATGTCAACGAATCTCTTATTGAGGCCAAGGACATTTTAGAAGAAGGAAAAAAGAAATTTGAAGAATTCCGCATGCCACAGCTTCACTTGAAAATGGATATCGTCAACTTCCTGGAATATCTGGAGGAACAGCGGAACTGGTCCAAGCTTCTGCTCGGAGATAAAGTAATCGTAAAATACGACGTCTTCAACATGCTGATCGAAGCAAAAATCGTCAAAATCGACTTCGATTACGAAAGCTCCAATATCAGTCTTACTATAGCCAACTTTAAGGACTTGTCTACCAATCGATCTATGTTGGAGAAGTATATATACAACTCCAACAAAACAACCACAATTGTCAATGATCATAAGGACAAGTGGAACCAAGCCATTGTCGATAACAGCGATTTCAGCCGTATATTCGATCAATTCTGGGACAAGGTTACGAATCAGATTAATATGGCTGTTAATCAAACGGTCCATATTGGCGACAACGGCATTACCGTCTATGATACGCATGATCCTTTACGATTTCTGCGAATGACGAATGGAGCCATTGGACTCACCCGAAGCGGCGGATTGCGTTATGAAACCGCGCTTACTCCAGACGGTATTATTGCTGAGATGGTACTAGGGAAATTAATTTTAGGCCAACGGGTGACGATCGGGGATGAGAACGGCATCTGGCTGACAGAAGGCCCTAAGACTACCATTACCGATCGATGCGGCCGTGTGGCTATGAAGCTGGGATTGTATGAAGAAAACCCGGACAAATTCGGCATGGTCATTCATCGCTATGACGATGTGACCCCATGCTCCTCCACCCTGCTCAACCGAATTATCACCAATTCTGAGGAAGGGTTTAAAATACAACAATGGGACGGCCGAGAGTTTAAGGATAAGTTCTATGCCGATTTGAATGGTCTTCTCTTCGCTGAAGACATGACTGCCAAACGGTTACGAATCGTATCTGGGTCGGACGAGCTTATACTGGATAGCTATACCAAATATATGAACATCGGCAAGTTTGACGAGATTATTCTTGACGGCAAGCTTACCGCAATTGAAAAGCTGCAGGTTCTGGGAGAACGTACTCGCATCATCTCCGAGTATCAGAAGCTGCTCGATCAAGCTAATACCTATAAGCAAACCACTCGCGACACCAGTATTCGGATCAATACCGACGCCTTTACAAGCAGCTATCAAGCATTGCTGCTCTACCTGGCTCCCCTGCTCACGAATATGGATGAGACCTCTGAGATTGATCGGGATGAATTCATAGCCAAATTCAAAGCGTACTATGATGAAGTAACTGCAATCATCAATGCCATTAATGACTCCATCAAGTACTCTTCCGTTCAATTTGGATCAATGTTCAACAATGTGCTGATCGACTACGCTACTGGAATTACGGTAACCCGCAGTGACAACTTGTATCGATCCGTGATGAGCGGCACCCGAGGATTTGCTATACAGCGAAACACAGCTTCAGCTGATAAACCTCAATGGTCGGATGTCTTCTGGGCTGACTTAAACGGTATTGTCCATGCTCAGGGAATTAGAATTAAAGATTCATTTATAACGGATGGCGGTATCGAAGGCTCATATATCATATTACGTGACGGCTCTAATGGAGTTATGAAGCTTTATCCTTCTGAAGGTCTATGGGCAGGAGCGGAACAGGCTGCTGATGCTCCCTTCTGGGTTTCCCCGAAAGGAAAGCTCAAGATCGCAGGTAACGGCGGCTCTGTTCTTATTGATACGGAAGCAGGAATTATGAACCTGAACAATATCAATGTCATTGGCACGGGCCGAATTGAAGCCGATTCCATTATTGTGAATACGGCTATCGCAGGTATGGGGGTTATATCGAACCTATCCGTGAACAAGCTGATTACATTTGATAAAGCAGATACCGTGGGAACGGTAGCCGATTATATTCATATTGAAAAGAATAAGTTAATGCTCAAGACCGGTATAATTGATAGTCGTACGCAACTAAGCTCCAATGAGAAGCTATTGTTTTGGACAGATTCAAGCAAATCAAAAGCCACCACAGATCCCACTCCCTTTCCGATATGGCAGTTAGAGGTTAAAGACAAAGATAAGTTTATACTGGGATTTGAAGGCAGCGGCAACGATGGCATTCCATACATCCATATGGGACTAGGCGATGGAGTCAATGGCGACAGTGGTAAAGGTATCATCCGAAAGCCCAACGGCCAATGGAACTTTGTCTACCAGAACAACAATTACGCAAGAGAACGAAGATTGCTGTTTCTGAATGATGGAATGGAAATCTCTGTCGAAACGGGATTTCTTGAGATCAAGCATGACAGCGGAAGTATGATCAAGCTCAATAGCAATGGCTCGATCGATATTAACGCGAATGGCGCGATTAATTTCTCAGGCACTCAGTATAATTTTAAGTAGTCTAATAGATAGTTTTATCTTAAAGGGGTGATCGAATGGCTGGTGCAGCAATACATGGCTCAACAATAACGCCAGTAATTAAACCTAATCATGTGACTTATGATATTGAGGAATATCAGGAAACACGACCAAGATATTGTGCTGAGCAAGATCCAGAGCAACCCGATAAGTGCCTCGAATGGGTTCCTGCAGAATATGGATGGGTAAAAACAGGCTCAGGATCTACTGGCGCCAAAATTACAGGATCGGTTTCTTGCCCTGCATCCAAACTTAAAATACAAAGCAACAATGTTGCCAAAGTTGGTGACTTCACGATTGAGACTTGGGTTGCTGAGCCTCCTATTCCCTCAGATACTTCCTCCAAAAAATATGTGAATGTTAAGCCATTCCCACCGGGCAATGGACAAGGAACTATCACTGGCAGCAATAACAAGGCCTATTTATCTTCATCGAACATTGCAATGGTTGGTTCGCAAGTCACGACACACCTAGGTGTTACGACCACCATTGCAGACGGCAACACCAAATTGAATTTCTAGCTAAGGAGGTGATACATTGCCAACATTGCAAACATATTTAGAATATATCGACCCCACGGTGGGTACATGGAGAAGCGGCCGTCCAGGGGATGAATACAAATCTCGAATTGATTCACTTCCTGTCATCAATAGCAAAATTACGCTGCTTGAAATGCCCTCTGAATCACATAAAGTGATGATTTCAGGATTCAGTGAGCTTTCTCTGGACCAATTCCGGAGAAAAAAAACGATTGCGGAAAAAGAATTTTTCGTTGACTATACTACGGGAATTGTACAATTCCATCGGAACAATGAGGGTAAAACATTTACTTTGTCCTATCATGGAAAGGGCCTTATTGTCATTCCCGCTTCTCGTATTTATACGATGATTCAAAAAAATCCAGATGTCATTATTACTCTGCAAGACTACATAGATGAGCTTAAGATCTATATTCAGCAACTGGATCTCAAAATGGATGAAACGATTAAAGCCATTCAAGATGCAATTCAAGCTACAGCTCATGCTAATTTGGCAGCTGATCATGCCGTCTTAGCTACAGAAGAAGCTATCAAGGCTACTGATGACGCGAGAAAAGCAGCTGAATCCACTCTAGTTATCAGAAAAGAACCTGTTGATACCTTTGATGATCTCATTAAAGCCTATCCTTCTCCTGAAAACGGATGGCAAGTTACCCTTAACTCCACCGCTGATATTTACCGTTTTAATTCCCAGTCTGGATTATGGGAGCTAGTTGGAAATTTCTTGGGCGGCTCTATTCCTAATGCAACAGACCAACAGGATGGATTGTTATCAAAAGAAGATTTCTCCAAATTGAGAAGAATTGATGAGAAAACATACTCCAAAAGAGTCCTAGTGTTTGTATTACCCACAATTGAAGTTGGCATACAACCCATTATAGCTAGGCTTCCATTCAAAGGAAGGGTTATTGGTGCGAGAGCATTGTGCGGAACAAGAGGTGGAGGCAACACAGTAATTTCTATTGAAACTTCATCGGATATGATGAACTGGCAAAGTATATTAGCCTCCAATATTGTGATTTTGGATAACCAGTATTTTGACGATGGAACAGGAAGCTTATCTAACGTAGAAGTGCCTGAAAACACTTTGTTTAGGTTGGATGTGTTGGAAGTGGGAACTAATGTTCAGAATATTACTTTAGAAGTGATGATAGAAACAACTATTTGATTAGAGAGGGATGGTATACATGACTAAACCAGTAATTTATTGGTACGACTCAGCACACAGCGCACAAATTAAAGAACCGTTTGATTTTGGAGTAATTGACGCAGGAGATGAAAGTAATGTGTTTACTTTTAACATTTGGAATAATAGATATGAAGCATCCAAGGACAATTACTCTGACGTATCGAAAATGGAAGATTGCACAATTACAACTAGAGATATGTCTGGTGGGACAGGTTCTATTAATGGCAACATAGTCGAATCTGTGCGAGACAATTGGTTCCATGCACAAGTGGATTCCCTTGGTGAGACAGATTTAACGGAGTCCTCTTCTCGTATTGGTGCATCATATTCCAAGGTTGTAGGAACAACTGGCACTACAAAGCATAGAAAGAGCTTAACCGCAACTACTTGGATGGCATCGACTGCTTATACTGTTGGTCAAGCTGTTGTTCCTGCCACAGCTAACGGATTTGTTTACGTCTGCAAGACTGCGGGAACATCTAACGCTTTTGCACCTACTTGGAGTACGATATCAGGTGAAACTGTAAATGACGGTTCTGTGGCTTGGGATGTAATTGCAATTAATCACACACCAAAGGCAGGCGAAATTTTGGGTGTGCAAAACAATGGTGTTGCCGCAAATTCTGGCGGCAATTTTATCACTGTAACCATCCAAGCACAAGTACCACTTACTGCTTCGGCGGGAAGACAAAATATGAAATTACGTCTTTCCTATCGTTATGTGTAAACTAATAAAGGAAAATAGTATCTAACAAAAACATTAAGGGTGAGGGGTGAAATATATCTCTCACCCTTTTTTTCTTTATATAAAAATATATCCAATACAATGGAGATGAAAATATGTTTATTTTAGGAAACAGAAGCATGACGAATTCACCAGTTGATTTTCAAGACTTTTCGTGGATAGTTGAATATTCGGATGGTACACATCTAGCGGAATTTGACTTTGAATCAAAAAAACCAAATAACTTTTATGCGATAGATAAATCAAAAGCGATTCGATTCGGCCTAATCGGGAACAATTCGCAAGCTTATTTCGATATAGGCAATGGAATATTTACGGTCAACAATCATCGTTTCACAGTCTCCTATGAAGCTAATAATATAGAGTACCCATTGACAGGCAGATCATTGATTTATAATGATTTAATCACATATAAGGATGCTGTATCAGATGCATCTGTATTTAGCAGGAAAAACAGAGGTAGATTCAACGACACCATTACTCAATACAATTTTGGTTATAAGAAGAAGATGGAACTCTTAGATGTGAACATCTACTATCAGTGTGTCTTGAGTCTTCCCATCAATGGGACTGCATTCTTTCAAATCAAAATTTCTTCTGACAAAGACCTAAATGGTAAATTGATTTTCAGGAGAAATGGTAAAATAGTTGACGCTATAGAAGCACCATTACTTCAAGACATGTCTGGAAATATGAATTGGACTTTAAAATAAGGAAGTGATTTTGTGAGTATACAAGAGATTGGTTTTGTTATTGATTTGACAAAGGGTACATTTGTAAACACCATGAACAAAGATGGAAAGCTACAATTAGCCGAAATAGGATTAGACGCCAATAACAAGGTTATCTATGCCGAGCAAGGATATTGGGAATCCACACCTATTGTGATACAAGATAAAATCAAAGCTTTTAGTAAATTAGTTAAATCCGTTTCAATCGCTGGTAATGCTTCATTTAAAAACTATGTAAGAATTTCCGACGATGGGTACGTATGGGGCGACTACATTGAGGTTGGTGCAAATAACACTGTAACAAATGACTCCACTAAAAAATACGCAATGATTAAGATTGAAATATTTGGTGGAGAAGGGGATGTTGAAATATTAATCGATGACTTCCTTCAAGCGGGAGTTTATGACACTGATTTTGTCGATGGTAGCAATGGATTAAGCTTAATAAAAGATAAAAAGAATATTATGGTGGAAGATACTTCTCATATGGGAAACGGAAAGATATTTACTCATTCAGTAGTAAAAGCAGACTTTAAAAAAATTAATAGGATTAGAGTAAATGCAAAAAAATAATTTGAGGTGATGCTAATATGACAGTTCCAGCTACTACAGGGCAATTGAGAGATAATATTCATGAAATGGAAATCGGTGATTTCATAGCAATGTGTATTAACCCTGATTATGAATTTGGCACAGGAGGAAAGACAGAATGCCCAATAATAGGCGTTCCCCACAATGCATCAGTTGGCAATTATTTTTGGTACATGATAAAGGTTGACAAGGGGCTACTTATAAGCGACAGAGTGTGGATTCATACATTCGCTTGGAATGTTATCAATAATAATAAATGCATAGAAGGAATATTTATTCCCGCTTTAAACGGATATATCCGTTCTTTGACTGGCGGTGTTGGTTATGTTGGTGTTAATGGTAATTTATCCATGACACAAATCGATTTATCATATGGTGCTTTTCCTGTAAATAATGAATATGACACCTATATTAAACGATCTGATTTAGATGGGAAAATAACTCCTGATGACGATAATGTATGGCATCATAAACACATTCAAACAGTTGTTCAGGATACCCCTGTTGCGGGTACGCATGTAAGTATTGGTGGACAAACAAAAATTGTAACCACCTCGTTGAGAGTATTAAGAGGGTATGATAATAGAATGGACAGTACCTTCAAAGACTTCTCTACTGCAACAACAAATGAAGGTTGGTCTACTACTGGATTTCGTCCAGTTTTTGAATATAAAGAATGAGAAAGGAGTGATTAGTATATGGCTACAGTAGGACAGCAATTGCCTATACCAGAAGTAGGATGGAAAAGAATTGACGATATCAATCCTAGTATTAAATATGCTGGAACAGGATGGACTTCGGTGGCGCGTGACCCAAATACATACGCTGGTACAGGTACTTACACGACGCTATCTGGTGCTACTAACAATTCTATTCGATTTAGTTTTTATGGAACCAAGATTAGGATTATTGACTTGTATTGGACGAATAGGGTTATCAATGTAAACATAAGCATTGATGGTATAATTTCATCTTGGAACCCAAATAATTCTATAAATCTATATAAGATGCTTGTGTTTGAGTCATTGAATTTACCTTTAGCAACACATGAAGTTGTAATAACAACAAATAGTACAAGCGGTATTTTTTCAATAGATGCTATTGACATTGATTCAGATGGTCGTTTAATCCATCCTGACGAAGTATTTAAATTAAATGATTTAACTGTAGGCAAACGTATCAGATGCAACTATAAGGCTTCCTCTAATGCTGTAGGCTCTTTCAGTGGAATAGGAGTGGAAACTAAGGACTTCATACCTGTAGCTTCTTCCGCTACACCAGATGGAGATTTTTATTTCATTATGGTGGAAGATTGGAATAGAAGGAAGAGATTGATTGCTGACAGAAACATTCAACACAGTATATCTTGGGACACATTGAATATGTTTGGTCTTACGACTGGAAATAGGGTTGAAATTACATTAGATGATGGCACAAGGGTTGATCCAAACATTCGTCTTTTAACAGGTGGCACAACTGCTACGGATAAAGATAATGAGTGGGACAAATATATTGTCAACTCCACATTAAACAATACGATCATTGCAGGAGATAATAATGTATGGAACTGGAATGTGGGAATTACATCTTGGACTACAACAACTCCGGCAAACAATCCTTCTCTTAGAGTCAGAAGAGGGTATAACTCTTCGGTAAACACTTGGCTAGGAGATGCGCCAAGTAGTGGTGGGAACTATCTGTCATATAGTGCATTTCGACCAATGATGATAATTGAAATTCCCTTATCATACACATTATTTTATAATAATGGAGAATATAAGAGGTGGATAGAAGGGAATAAAGAGGTTAAAAGTTCATATACAGATGATTTAGTTCCTAAAATGATATCAAATAACTCTCCATATGGTGTAGTTAGAGCGAGTTCAACTTATGCATCAGTATCCCCATATTTAGCGTTTGACGATTCAAACACTACCGAAGCAAGCGCTTGGATAACAAATGCTACAAAGGCTGGATGGCTTGAATATGAATTTATTTCGCCAAAAATTATCACTAAATACACATTAGCAAGTCAAAAATTTAGTGGTGGCTCTACTGTTTCTGAATTGTTTGCGAGAGCACCTAAATCATGGACTTTCGAAGGCTCCAATGATGGTGTTATGTGGGACATTTTAGACACACAAACAAATGTTAGTGTATGGAGAGATGGTGTGAAAAGTGAGTTCGCAATAACCAACACGCAGTCATACCTAAAATATAGAATTAATATTACTGAAAATAATGGTTCTACATTTACTGCAATTGGTGAGTTTGAAATGCTTGGCACGATTCCTGCCGTTCCTGCAACACCATCTTATTGGAAAACAGTTTCGAGAACATTGCCTAGCGTAGACACTTTTATAAGTGACGGAATGGATTCATACCTATCGTCTCTCGTTAGAAAGATAAAAAAAACTGAGCAGACCATGACTGGTGGTAGCGCATTGGGTTCTGGTAAAATGTTCAGATCAACTATTGACTTGAAAAAATGGATTGATATTAGAGGCATAAAGGTGAAGTAGGGCTACTGCTCTACTTCTTTTCTTTTTTATGACAATAAGATTGGATGTGGGATGATGGCAACATTAGGTTCTTCTTTAACTGCTCCTGAGAGTGGATGGCAAAGATTTGATGATGATGATGGTAATATTGTATACGACAGCACTTGGGTAAGCTGGTCTGGTGCAAATTTTTATAAAGCAATGTCCTATTATACTAGAAATGCAAATGGAATGGTTACAATACCCTTTTATGGAAGTGGATTTCGCTTAATATCTGCAACAAATCATGATTGTGCTTCAAATGTTAGGATTGAAATTGATGGTGTAGCTGAAACAATTAGCACAGCGTCCACTCTTGTATACCAAGCCTTGGTTTATGAGAAAACAGGGCTTTCAATTGGAAATCATACAGCAATTATAACAAATGTCAGTGGCGGTGTTCTCTATATAGACGCGATTGATGTAGATGTGAATGGTGGTTTAGGAATCGGATTTGACCATAATATACTATTTTTTTCTGAACCTAACACAGCATTTTCAATTGAATCAAATCCTAATCAGACAGTTAATGCAATACCAAAAATGACTAGCAACACAGTTCCAAGTGGCGTGGTAAGCGCAAGCACTACTAGGGTTGGATGGGAGCCATACATGTCATTTGACAGGATAGACACAGATGGAAATGGCTGGACTACGAACGAAGGTGTTAAAACAGGTTGGTTAGCATATGAATTCCCCGAATCCATATGTATTGACACATATACAATTACCGCACATTATAGCGCATCCTGGGTGAATCTAGCACCAAGAGATTGGACTTTTGAAGGTTCTTTGGATGGAATTAATTGGAAAGTACTGGAAACAAGAGTGAATGAGATAGCGTGGGGTCCAAAAGAGAAAAGAACATTCTCTGTTAGAAACACAAGAAAGTTCAAGAAATATCGAATCAATATAACTGCTATAAATGGTGGAAATTACTTAAACATAAATGAAGTGGAAATGTTTAAAGGTGGAGCAACACTGATTTCTATCAGGGATAGTGTAGTAGAAAGTGATTTTTTAAACTATGGTTTAAACCTTCAAACACAGAAAACGGATGTAATGTTTATAGATATTTTACAGAAAAAGAGAAATAGCACAACGTTAGGTTCTGGAAAAACATTCACACATACTGTTGACTTAAATAAATTTAGAATCAATTCAATCAAACTGTAAATGGAAGAGACATTTTATTGAGATAGGGGAGTGAGAGTGTGGCTACAATAGGACAACCATTAACCTCACCAGAAACAGGATGGAAGAGGTATGACAATACTAACGCTAATTTTAAGTATATAGGAACTTGGACGCACGATACAGGGTCATTTTACAATTCAACAAGAAGTTGGACTAGCTCTAATGATAGTAAGTTAGTTTTGAAGTTCCGAGGAACAAGTATAAGGATTTTATCCTATATGAACCAAGACAGAGGGGATGCTTCTATAACGATAGATGGTGTAGGATATACTTACTCAGGTTATAGTTTAGCGGCAGGCACAGGAGGGACGTATCAAGGACTAGTGTACGAAAATACAAGCCTTTCTGAAAGCGAACATACAGTTGTAATTCAAAAGAAGAGTGGTTCTTTTTTGGATATTGATGCTTTTGATTTCAGTGAAAGCAGCGAACTCCTAGCCCCTCCGAGAGTAATAGGTGAGCAATTAACTGCGCCAGAAGCAGGATGGAAAAGGTATGACAATAAGGACTCTAACATTAAATTCACTGGAACTTGGAATAGTTATGCCAATGTTGGTTACAGTAGCGGCGAGTTGACAGGAGCAAATGTAGTGGGAAATAAGATTGAGTTTTCGTTTAAAGGAACTATGATTCGTATAATAGATGAGGGATTTACCAATAGGTCATCTGTGATCTCTATTACTATAGATGGCGTAACTGAAACCTATAGTGCCTATCGGTCTTCATCACAAAACCAAACACTTGTATATGAGAAGACAGGTCTATCGAATAAATTCCATACTGTAACTATTGAACTAAAGGAAGCGAGTAAATGGATAGGCTTAGATGCTATAGATATAGATGCTACAGGAGAACTGAGAGAACCATACAATAAATTCTTGATTTCTTCTAATAGTAGTATATACTCCCTAAGTGAAGAGAATGGGAAGAATGTTCTGATCAATGTCTCTAGCGCATCCGAAAATAACTTTATTAAACATGGATTCATTGCAACGAGTATTAATTTTATTGGTTTTTTTAAAGATAAAAGTTTTGTTTCTCAAACGAATATCGAAATAGGTGCAGGACGAGTTTTTAAACAATCTATAAACACTGAACCTATACCCATAAAAAATATGAGTATAGAATGATCGTTTCATTTAGATAAGAAAAGGAGTTGGGGGAATGGCTAACTGGAATCCCAATAAAAAAGGTGCTAATGTTACACTTTCCAATGGCAACATAACAGCAACTATATCTGGAAGAGAGGGGGTGTTTGCAACTAGTGGAAAGACAACTGGAAAATATTACTTTGAAGTTATTCATGATAGTGGCCCCCGAATTCTATCGATCGGAATCGCTAACGAGATAGCGCCAACAAATGCTACTTGGGTTTTTCAACAGTCGGGAGTATATTATGGAAATGAAGGTCGACTTTATGGGTTCACTGGCAGTTCTACTAGTGGCACTCCATATGGAAGTACATTTACAGTAGGAGATGTAATTGGAGTTGCCTTTGATGTTGACGCGAAAACTATCGAGTACTTCAAAAATGGAGTTTCACAGGGTCAAATTACTCATTTATTAACAGGTTCGCAGTTTTATGCATTTATAAGCAGAGGTAGTACTAGTGGAACTATAACTGCTACAGGTAGATTTTCTATTAATTCTTTTCAGTATCCTATCCCTGCGGGATTCAGTCCATATGATGAATATCGGGTACTTGTTTACAATAATGGTTGGAAGAAGTGGAACTCAAACCTTTTAAGTTGGGTAACTGTTACAATTTCCAACCCCACTGAAACTGACTTTAATTCTGGAATGTCTGATTATGAGTTGTCTTTGATTCCAGAGACAGCTTGGAGTCAATTGATTGGCGAAATTGAAATTAATGCATTCACATCAAATCAGGATAAAACAGAGGTATTATTTAATGTTGAAACTGAACCATTTACATTGTCACAAGAATGGGATGGAAAGCAGATTCAAATTATCGAATTTACTGATGATGCTAACAAAACAGAATCGAGTATTTTGTTAGAGACAGAGCCATTTATGCTTGAAGACTACCTGTCAGGCATTGATAAGTTAGATGTATTATATTACACCGATGATACTGAGGTAAGTTCTCCAACTTTGGAGATTGAAGCTAACTATAGTCCTTTAGATGAACTTGGCGATTTCGACATTGTAACGTGGGTGGAAGATGACAAGGTTAAACCAACAGTTGGAATCAACGCGTTACCTATAGGACAAGTTTTATTTAATGAAAATACTATTGAGAGATATATTGACATTGAATCTTTTGTCGCAACTATCGAATCTTCTAATGCAGATGCCAGTTTGATTAGATTCTTCCTATCATTTGATGGAGGATTGTCGTGGAAATCATTTAGGAACAACTATTGGAAGGAGGGGAAAGATGCTGACTTGACCAATAAATCATTAGTTAGAAGATATGGCATGAGTGCAAATGACTTGATGAGCATTCCTGAGTCCGAAATTAATCGTATGGTTGATGGCGAATTCAGGATTGGCTACTACATCGAAGAAAGAGCATGGACTGATGAAAATGAGAAGATTACAGAGGTAAGTTACAAAGGTACTGCCTATGTTGATGATGTGAAATTCTCAGACTTAGCCTTCTATATCTTAAACACAAAAGCAACAATCAATATTATATTCGCCGGAAATAAAGTGCAAGGTGTTCTTGATGACGAAGATAAAGGTAAAGTTCAATATCGAATCCTTCTTAATGGCGACCCCTATTTCCCTGTGAATGGTGAGTTCACTAGGCTTCTACCTTCCCCATTCCAACTGAATGTTGTAGTTGATGATAAGCGAATCAAATTTGGGGAGCAAAATTCCATAATCGTAGAATTTAAAGACTATTGGGGAGAAGTTGATTCATGGAGTTCGACCTTTATAGGTACACACTCAGGATTGGTGTTTACAGATGAAATGGGCAACTTCTTTACCACAGCTTTTGGTGAAGTGTTGAAATATCTTGATTTTGGTGAAATTATTGCTGGACAGACAACATTAGACCAAAAGGTTATCTTAAAAAATAATATTGGTTATCCAGTAAAAAATGTTCAACTGACAGCAAGTTATGCTGATAGTGATGTAGCAATTGAAATGTCAAAAGAGCACTCTCCGTTTGAATCACATTCCGAATTGCTATATCCAGACGTTTTGGATATAAACGAAGAGATTCCTTTTTACGTAAGGATTAGCACCAAACTGACTGCATCACCAAATGCTAATGGAGAGTTTGAAATAAGATTGAATGCAGACAGGGTGATTTAGTCTCAATACAATGAGATTGGAAGTGGACAACCATGGACGATGAATATGAGTACGACTTAGAAGCTATTTTTGCGGTCAGGACACTCTCAAATAAAATTGAGGGTGTTTTTAAGCTATATGCGGTTGATGATTCAGATATAGAAACGTCATTCGTTGTTGCAACAAGAGACAACAGTGATTTGGACATGGAGTTATCTGTAAAGGTACGCAGAGAAGCAGATTTGAATAGCACCTTCGATGTAAAGTACAGAGATAGCGACGATATTGAAGCTACATTTGAAGTTGTTGGCTCTTCTTATTTGGAGTCCACGTTGGAAATCAGACCCAATAACAGAATGTTCGGCAGATTTGAACTGCTGCCAGCACCAAGAGTAAATCAATTGATTTCGAGCGTTGAAGATTCAACAACTCGTAGCAGAGAAGACTTGAGAACACTGAACTATGGCGATTCTCAAAAAATGATGATTGGCAGAATTTTTGATGCTGACCTTGGAGAAGACTATCTCGAATCCTTTGTTAAATTCGGAGATGTTTCCAAAAACCTAATGGACTTGGCTATACTTGAAGAAGCGAGTCTGAGGTTATATTACACAGGCGACTTTTATGACACTGTTAATATAGAGCTTTGTTTGCCAAATCAAAATTGGCAGGAGCGTGGCATTACACATGCGAATAAACCACTTCCAAGTGAGCTAATAACAGACAAATTTACAATCAACAAAGATAAGCGTTATATTGAATTTGACATTAAAGAGACTTTCATGCATTGGTTCAATGGGGATATTAAAAACTTTGGTTTCCTGATAAGGTCGAACAACGGTTATTCTACTAGCTTCTATACAAGAGAAAGTAGTCGTCCTCCTGTATTAAACATTAATTATATATCAGATCAAGTCTACAGTGCAGGCAGAAGTGAAATTGAATCTACAATGTTCATTATTGGTAAAGGTTACTCTGACATAAACGCAACGTTTGAAGTTCATAGTGATTATGGATTTGATGAGCGTGAGGCAACGTTGTATGTTCACAGAGCAGAGGTTCCATTGGAAGAAGATTTGGATTCCTTGATTGCGATTAGCAAACCAGACCAAAACGTAACGTTTAGGATAGCACTTCGAGACGAAGATGATAAAGATATAACCATTGCAGTTATTGCAAAGAAGAATGAAGAGTTTAAGTCTTATATTAGCGTAAGCAGACCAGAAATTGATGGTATGATTGCGGTTGACCCTAACATTTCAATGCCTATCACCATTGAAGTTAAAGGCGAAGAAAAAGAGGATTTTGTTTCATTCCTTACTGTCACAAGAGGGAAGATTGAGCTTGGATTCAAAGTTAGGGCGATTGACCATGGTGATTTGAGTTCGACAATTGAAGTTCCTAACTACGATTATCTTGACTCTGTAATTACTGTATCGAATCCAGACTTAGAAATGACTTTTGACATCCATACGATTGACCTAAAAGACGTAACATTTGTAGTCAAAGAGAAAGAATATCTTGATGCTACATTCTTGGTTTACCAGCATAGCAATTTGGATATGTCCTTTGATATTAAATACGCTAACGAGATTGATGCAACGTTCGTGGTTAGCAAACCAGAACTGTCAGGCTACTTCTATCCTAGGGCAATCGGTGAAGATGAACTTGAATTGACATATCAAATTAGACAATTGGATGCAAGTGACTTAGATATATTCCTTACAGTTAAAGGAGAAGACAGCGGAGCGTACTACTTCATACTGTAATCTATAACTTCAGGAGCTTCTGAATTTTATTGAGAGTCAAGATAGGTGTTTACAGCAATATCCTGCAATTTATAAGAAATGCGGGATATTGCTTATTTATATTGAAAAAATTAAAGGAGCGGATATTATGTCATTCTACACCGATACATATCTGAGGATTTGGGGAAATAAAGATGTGAAAACTGCCACCGTTACTTCGGCCAATAATGGCATTGTAATAAACCTTGAAGATTCAACATCTTATACAATCGCACTTCCATCTAAACCCTACAAGTGGGACGATGTGCGACGAAAATCCGAATTAGTGGATGAGATTAATGCTCGGCTAAGATTATCTAATGCCAAAGTAGAATGTTACATTGGCGGAGTCTCTAAGGATACGAAATACGATTGCTTAGTTTTCAGGGCAACAGGTAACTATAAAGTTTCAAGTGTTGCCGGTACATTTACCGATGAGTTTTTCAAGTAATTCTATCAAAATCAAGCGTTGTATGAAAATGTAAGAGTGTCTATAGAGGCACTCTTTTTTTTCTAAATGCTAGGAGGAGAAAATTTGCAACTAGGAGCCTATATAAACTTTTGGACAACTAAAGAGATCACATTTTACGGCGTTGTGGGAGGGATTGGAACTTATATGTTTGGAACATTTACAGGCATTTTAGAAGTTCTATTTCTTGCCATGGCATTTGACTGGATTACAGGGGTGACCGCTTCAGTCATTGAAAAGAAAACACTAACAGCGATTAATAGTAAAAAGAATTTCATTGGTGGAGTGAAGAAATTCTTTATGATCATGATCGTCTTTCTTTCTCATCGTATAGATTTGGCTTTCGATCTAAATTGGGTAATGACAGGTGTAATTTATTTTTGGTTAATTAATGAGTTTATCTCTATCTCTGAAAACTTTTCAAGAATGGAAATTCCATTTCCTGCACAATTAAAGAAGTTTATCGCTATCTTAAAAGATAGATCATCTTACGACGAAAAGAAAAGCAATGAATAAAAGAGAGAAAACAAATTAGTAAATTGAAATGAAGGTGAACCAATGGCTTTTTTGATGAAGTACGAAGTTAAGCAAAAACTTTTAACAAAAAAAACAAAAAGACGATCTGGTATCTGTATGCCTTCTGTTAAATTCATAGTGTCGCATGATACTGGTAATGATGGAAGTACGGCCTTAGGGAACGTGACATACTATGAAAGGTCTAATAATGAAAAAGAAGCATCCGCACATACCTTTATTGATGATAAAGATATTATTGAATGCATCCCACTTACAACTGGACAACCAGAAAAAGCGTGGCATGTTTTGTATAATATAACTGAAGATAACAGGCTATTTGGCGGAAATGCAAATGATATTGCTGCCGGTGTTGAGCTTTGTTATTCATATACAAAAGGCTCAATAAATAATAAAGAATCGTATAAGAGATATGTTTGGTATCATGCATATTTATGTTTTAAATATAATATCGATCCTAAAAAGAATATATGCGGTCACAATGAATTGGATCCATCACGTAAAACTGATCCATTTAAAAATGCATTAAAGATAATGAATATCAGTAAAGCTCAATTTATTGAGGATGTAATAAATGAGTATGATGAATGTACAATTAAGGAGAGTCAACCGATGACAATAGAAGAGAAAACAGCTTTCAATAATCTAAAAGATATTGTTGAGAAACAAACAAAAATCATTACTACACTACATTCAACCATTAAATCCCTTCAAGAAAGAGATAAAATGCCGCAGATCCCTGAGTTCGCTAAGGAAGCAGTTGAAACAGCGGTTAAAGCTGGCTTGGTGGATACACCTGAAGGTGGCTCATATGATTTTTATCGATTAATTACTGTTCTGCATCGCAATAAATTGATATTTTAGTTTTCTGTTCCAATTTATAATTTAGTGTTTTTTATGATCAGCTTAGCATAAATAGTTATAAACGAGATACTAATATGGCTAGGAAAGCATGTGGATTTAAAGGAAAAACACTGAAAAATGTCATCCTAAACAAGTGAAATAACTAATCTTAGCCTCCCTCAAGAGAAAATAATGTCATCCTAAATTGATATTTTTTCAGATCTTACTTGAGAGAGGATTTTTTTATTCATCAGTCCAATATGTTTGTCTGTTTTTCGACATAAATGTTTTTGTACCGTCTTTAAAGTAGATGGTCAACTCTTCATATACGGGACTAACCCTAATACTCTCTATCCTATCTATCAGCTCTTCTGCTACAACTGTATCTTTGTTATCTTTACTGCTTCCTCTACCACCGATAATCCCTATATCCTTATACATATCAATTATAAAATGATTATGAATAAGTTCTAGCAGCCATTCCTCTTCCACTTTCCATCTAACGCAGCTACGGTAATTATGATACCCAGAACAAATGTACTTGCGCTTCCCTCTTTCGTTAACACCTCGAAAATTTTGATTGCAGTTGAGACATTTAATTTTCTTTGAAAAAAGATACATAGCTTACCTCCCATATAGTTTATTTTATAGCCTTAACAAATGTTATACAAACACTTGATTTTAAGTTAAGTTGTATGATATGATAATTTTCGTTGAAGGACGGTAGCTCAGAGGGAGAGCATTATCTTGACAGGGTAAGGGTCATGGGTTCGATCCCCATCCGTCCTACCATAAACAATCAATGCGAGAAGACAATGGTCTTCTCTTTTTTTATTTTCCATTGAAAAGTTAAGAAAGACACTCGTTTTGCGAATGTCTTTTTTGGTTTTATATTCATTATGGATAATTTTTTCTTGAAAAATAAACTTAGCAGGTGAAACCAGATGTAGTGCTCTCGCTGAGCTAATCACGTTAGCGAAAAGATATTATATAACAAATATACGGGCGAAGGTCAACATTTTGGGCATCTGATTTTCAAAAAAATTTACCTGTAGAGGAATACCTTGCAACCTATTGGTCAAAGCTTCCGTCAAAGAATATGCAGCTGCAAATACAAAACGAGGTGAGCACATGAAGAAGAAACCGTTGTTAATCATGGCCCTTACAGTCATCCTGATCTTTACGCTAGGACAAACCGTGATGGCATTCTCCGATGTAGCCAATAATCCTTATGGAGACAAAATCAAGGCGCTAAAGGAGAAAGGAATCTTAAGCGGGGTTGCCAACGACCAATTCAAACCCGGCGACAAGCTTACTTACGCATCCGGTATTTCCATGCTGGTAAAAGGCTTGGATCTCAATCTCGACCTTTTTGATTTTATTAAGGAACCAAAAGCAAGCGACTTTTTCTCGAATTTGAGCGACGATGCTTGGTACTCCCATGCATTCATTGTTGCACAGGCCCATGGACTTGAGATACCAAAAGATGTGAAGGCCAACGATCCGATTACCAAAGAGCAATTCGCCCATCACCTGTTCCAAGCGATGATGACGAAAGGCGACTACGCCTTCATCGAAATCTTCATGCTCATTAATGACGAAGCCGATGTGAACGGCGCTTATATGAACAGTATCCAAAAGCTGCTCATCAGTAAAATCGCATCCGTCGACAAAGACAACAACTTCTACCCGACACAGCCGATTACACGCGGCGAAGCTGCTGCTTGGCTGCATGACGGCTTGAAATTCGTTGCTGAAACCAAGCCAATCGAGCCACAGCCTGAGCTTCCTGAATTTGAACAAAAGCTTTCGGTTGAAGCTGTCAATGATTCCATTAATAAAGTAACCATCACGGCTCAAATGCCGCATCCGGGCTACGGCCTGCGTATTGCTTCGATCCAATTCGATGGTGAGCAAGCGATTATCCACACAGAGCCTATCCTTCCGGACCCGGACAAAATGTATCCGCAAGTGATTACCGAAGTGAAAGTATCGACTTATGTTGATGCAGCATTCAAGCCCGTCCTTCCCGCACAATCAGAAGGAAGCTCTTCGTCTAGCAGCGAAGCCATTGTGAACAAATAGTTTAACACATTAAAGTGCCGCTCCCTAAACCTGGTTTAGAGAGCGGCACTTTTTGTCATTCATCCGGTATTTGCCAATCTACAGGCTGGATGCCTCTTTCCGCAAGAAACACATTTGCTTTAGAAAACGGCTTGCTTCCAAAGAAACCATTTCGCGCTGCCAACGGGCTCGGATGTACGGAAGAAATAATGCCATGTTTATTCGTATCAATCGATTTTGCCTTATCCTGTGCATGCTTGCCCCATAATACGAATAAGGTCGGCTGCTCCCGCTCATTGAGCAACTCGATGATTTTGTCCGTGAACGTCTCCCATCCCAGCTTCTTATGGGAAGCCGGCTTCCCGTCCTGTACTGTTAGTACAGTATTCAGCAGCAACACGCCTTGGCGTGCCCAAGACTCCAGATTGCCATGGATCGGTATGGCGCAGCCCAAATCCTCAGCCAGTTCCTTATAAATATTGCGCAGCGAAGGCGGCAGCTTCACACCCTTCTGGACGGAGAAGCTTAAGCCATGGGCCTGTCCAGGGCCATGATAAGGATCTTGTCCCAGAATGACAACCTTCGTATTCGCAAGCGGTGTAAACTGGAGTGCAGCAAATAAATGTTCTTTTGGCGGATAAATCGCTTCTTCCTGGTACTGAGCTTCTATCTTCTCTAGCAGTTTCTGCATATAGGGTTTGGACAGCTCATCGCTCAAATGTCCTTGCCAATCGTTGTCCGGTAGCATAATCAATGTCTTCCAGCCTCCATCCCTTAACTCTCACTTCTATTATAACTGGATATGGAATGGAAGCCTATCTCCCCATACGACAGATGTACCATCCTTCTTGAGCACATAGGTTGCACCTTTCAGCGCAAAGATACGATCGACATTTTGGATTTTGGCCGGGTGGTAGAAGCGGTCCACTCCCGTTCTCGTGTCAAAGTCGATAATCGCGCCATCTGAGCTATAAATGACGAAATGTCCATCGGCTCCCGTAACCGACATGGCATTTTTGATATTGGCCGGTGTTTTGCAATCATCGCCCCAGCAGGCTACTGTCCCGTCCTTTTTCAATGCCATCGTATTTTGACCGGCAATGGCAATCGCTTTTACATTTTTAAGGCCTTTTGGCATTGCTGTACGCCCCGCAAGATCTCCCCATTCAACAACCGTGCCGTCCTTGCGAAGCGCTGCTGCATAGGATTGGCCGGCTGCAATCGCTGTGGCATTTTTGACAGTGGCAGGAACTTTGAGCACGGACGATCCGCTCCATCCCCATGCTTTTAGCGTACCGTCCTTCTTCAAAGCAAGCGAGAAGTCTGGGCCAGCAGCAATATCAATAACGTCTTTTAATCCGTTAGGCACTGTTGCTTCAGGATTTTTTATACGATTGCCTGCCATATCAGTGCCAGAATAACCTCCCCAAGCTTCAACCGTACCGTTATCCTTCAACACCAATGCATGCATGCTCGAAAATACATATTTCTTCAAGCCTTCTGCCCGCTCGGGAGCATCAGCCATGATGTAGCTGTTTCCTTGAACGGAAATCCGCTTATCTTTGCTAACTATAAAGCTTAGCTCATTATTTTTGTACAGGAATGTCGCGCTCTTTACATTCTTCAATTGGGTATTGTCATTGCGTTCATACGGATCAAGTACGATGACGTCCCCGTTCGCTAACACCCCGATATCGCCTGAAACTTGACGGAATGCCGTCTGGTCGTATCTGTTCAATTCCTTGCCTGTGTATGCGTCGAAAGCAATAGCAGTTCCATTGTCCATCAGTACCCATAACGCTTCGGAATGAGCGCCGAAGCTGATGGCCGCTGGCTTCACTTTTTCATTCTTTAATGAATCAATTCGTACAGAATGTCCAAACTCATCCCAAACCGTAACGGACACATCCTCATTTAGAATTGCCGCATACGATCCACCGCTCGCAATAGCAGTTGCTTTTGCTGTTTGGGCAGGCATCATATTAGCTTTATACCCCCAAGCAACGACCGTTCCGTCCTTCTTCAAGGCCAGATTAGGAACTCCAGCAGCTATCGCAACAACATCATCAAGATCTTCTGGCACTTCGATAAAGCCTAGACGATTGCTTCCCCAACCCGTAACTTTCCCATCCTGGCTGAGCGCTAAGGAATACTCATACCCTGCAGCTACTGCCGTTACATTCCGAAGTCCAGACGGAACGGTCGCTTCCCCATTATTGTTGTTGCCCCAGGCTATTACCGTTCCATCCTTTTTCATTGCAAGCGCATGTTGGCTTCTGGACACGGAGACGGACACCATATCCTTTGCAGCAGCAGGGATCTTTTTCAACTGGGGCGAACTGAACTTTGACCATTGCGTTAGCGTCCCATCATTACGAACCGCTACATACTCCGTATCATTCATGGCAACGGATGAGATCGAAGAAGCCGCTTGTGCCGGGACAAAACCGCCATAAGAAGCAGAAGGCCATTGGACCAATTGACCTTCCTTCGTCAAGCCAAGGGCACCCGCTTCCCCGTCGGCTACCATAGCAGCGAGCTTTGGCATATCCGGAAGCAGTGAAACTTTGCCCTCTTTCCAAACGGCAATAGAGCCATCAGCCCGCAGCAGGTAAATCTCGTCAAATCCCGCTTCAATACCAACGATATCCCGGTAAGGCGCTGTTTGAAGCTCTGTCTTCTCGAAGCCGCTGCCCCAGGCAATTGCCCTTCCGTCTTTGGTTAGCGCCGCAGACACCTGCGAACCAGCTGCAATAGCAATGGCGTTCGAGACTTCTTTCGGAACCTTGGTATTGCCTCTGTAATCCTTGCCCCAGGCGATCACGGTTCCGTTCTTCTTCAGCGCCAGTGCATGATAAGCGCCGCCAGAAATATCTGCCACGCCCGCCAAACCCTTCGGGATTGCCGTCAGCGGGCTGCCCCCATCATTGCGGTAGCGGTGATAGGATACTTTTCCGTTCTTATGTACGATTAGCAGCGTGCCGGCACTTGCAGATATGGCTGCAGCATCCTTCACCTTCGCTGGATCGATTCCTGCGTGTATGCTTTGCAGAATATCCCCGCTGCCCCATTGGACAATCGAGCCGTTCTTCTTCAAGGCAAAAGCCATCTTGCCAGATGAGGTTAACGCCACCGCCTCACGCACGTTAGCAGGCGTCTTTGGCTCACCATTAAACGAATCACCCCACACGACAACAGAACCGTTATTTTTGATTGTCATATAATGATATTGGTTTGAAGACAGCTTTTTTTGATTGGCAAGAACCTCAGCTGCTGTCAGTTTTGTGGCCTGTCCAGCGGAAACTGGCTGCACGGCCGCCGCTGTTAGCGGCAAAACAGATAACAATACCAGGAATGCGATCATGATCGCTAGACTCTTCATCGACTTGCTTCGCATTGTACACTCTCCTCCAGCAATTGGATAAATGGACATCCTATTATTATATGGCAAATAGGTATATTTGTCTCTTTTTGTCTGAACAGGGAGAAGAGAAGCGTATTTTCATAGGATAAAAGAATGATAAGCGGAGTGACCTATTTTCAAATATCGCCAATTTGCGATTTATGAGGTAAGCTAAAAGCTGATTACTTTGAAAGGGGCTAGTCGAAGTTTTGAAAAAAATCATCATATTCTCATTCATCATGGTCCTGTTGCTTACTTCTTGCGGAGGGTATGAAACCAAGACGCTTCTATCAACGGAGTATGAATACGAGTTGGTATTCCCTAGCGACAAATATCCGGAGACTGCTCTCCATATTCATGGGGCGATCGAGCAAGGCTACTCCAGCATTTGTACGATTGATCGGGACGGGGCTGAAGCCAATCGCAAGCTATCGCTTGCCGGGATTGATACAAGAGATGGCTATGACAGGGACGAGTGGCCGATGGCCATGTGCGAGGAAGGCGGAAAAGGAGCTAGTGTCGCGTACATAGATTCAAGCGATAACCGCGGGGCCGGGAGCTGGGTTGGACACCAGCTGTCAAGCTATCCGAACGGAGCAAAAGTGTTGTTTATCGTGGATAAGCCGAAGGTGCTGTTCCCTAATCATCCCGTGACTGCTAAGCCGTCGGATGCTCCAGTGGAGACACCTATAATAGAGGAGCTTCAAGTTGAAGAAATAATGGATGAGGTTATTGTATACGCCAACTGTGCCGCTGTCAGAGCAGCCGGCAAAGCTCCGCTACATGAAGGCGAACCCGGCTACAGCCGGAAGCTGGATCGGGATGACGATGGGGTTGCTTGTGAGTAGGAAGAGTGCTGCGAAGGGGATTCGCAGCACTCTTTTTAGTATCGAGGTACATTTCAAGAGGATTAGTTATAAAGCATGCCAATTTAGTTTTAAGTTAAAGCTTTCTGTCACGCTGCTATGATAATTATAGAATGTCAATTTTAAAGCTATTACACTACCATCGTTAGGGTCAGGCATGAGGTCAGCATCATAGAGCATCGTATAGCTTCGTGCCCATACTCTCGGCGATAATACATGAATACCGTAAGGAGGCGTATTCCTTTGTCCAGATACATGTCCCCGCACGTTATCTACATCTACATATGTAGCCCATAGGGAACGACCAAGCCCGTCAGCATTATTGGCTGCCTTGCGCCCTACAGTTAATTGTGCGCCATAGTTGAAATTATCGTATTCCGTATTACCCTCTAACGAGATGGATAGATTGAGACTGCGGCGACCTTTGCCTATTGGGATATAATAGGTTTGATATTCTTTGGGTCCAACAGAGACGCTTAAGGGTCTGGCTCCATATGGAGTGCCTCCAAATGCGACATCTCCTCCCTCCGTCCGGATTGATCGCTCATCTCGGTACCGAGGATCGTGGTATATTCGCTCTTTGAATAAAGGAAAACCGTTAGGATCAAAATGTTTATTAATATTTAGATTTCCTCCAGGGTCTTCACCGCCATATCCAATTAATATATAGCCTATTCGAAGACTACCGTCCGGCGGATTAGGAGGATATGCAATTCTTCCCCCTTCTGTACCAGCACTCAAGTAATGTATAGTACTGTTCTTATCAATGTATAGATATCTATATTCCCAGCCGTCTAGATCGCTTTCGGATACAATTAATGAACGGTTACTAAACCTAGTCTCAGGTATTAGCTTATACGACCCATCCGGCATAATAACCTCAGAAGCTGAAACTACGATGTCAGCTGTCAATTTGGGCCATAAAAAAACAGACCCTGATTTCAAGTAATTATCACTTACCCCATTTACTCCAGTGAAGGAGTTTGCAGTTTTACCTGTGTATTCAAATTCATAAACAAATCCAAATAAGTTAGGGTTAGTTATATCGTTAATATAGGCAGTCCCGCTTTCCGGAAATTGCTCCGTCGATTCCACATAAATCGTAGAAGCATTGATTGCGACAGCTGATGTCAACAACGTTTTAACTACCTCTTGCTTTCGATTCTCTATTCTAATAATACCACCGCTATGAATTCCTTTTCCCGCGATATCGTCAAGTCCTTTTTGTGTAATAGAACTCCAAGCATCTTGTAAGGCTTGCCTCAGGTAGGCTAGTTTCCCGGATAAAGCTGCGAATTTAGAGTTGACCTCTGCTCGTTCGTCCGGAGTAATTCCGGAGTCTGCAATTGCTGTCTCAATTGCGGTTAGCAGATCGTTAAAAGAAATATCATACTGCCGTTTAGCGTTTCCAAGGGCACTTTTCAACGTTACATTAGTCAAATATAAACTGGAATAAATCCGTTCGTATTCTGCATCCACATCCGCTTTTTCCTTGGCCAACTGGAGCTTATGCTCAGCTATGATTTGCTTTTCAGCTTCACTAATCAGACCGTCAGCAAACGAAGTCTCTATATAGTCTTCAAAATCATATTGTGCACGCTCAAGCTCCAATTGCTGCTGCTCCAGCTCAGCAGTACGCTTCTCCACCAGCATTTGGTACTCCCTTTGTTTACGACGGTATTGGAGCAAATAGTCAGAAACGTACAGCTCGCGATAATTGCCTAATACAAATCTAGGCGAGACTCGCTTTTCAAACGGATTGCGTTCATGCTCATAAATTCTGGCTGATAAATGATACCCCATCTTCTCATTGATAACCAGTACGTCATCTCCAACGTTTACTTCACTGAGCTCAATCGATTCAATATCATAGCTTTCACGCGGTAGTTCGTAATTCTTCAAATATCGCTCCATTACAGCTAACAACTTTGATTGTTCATCGATGTCGGACCATTCCATCTTTCCTTCATATGGGCGCTGTGAATCGTAGTAAGGAGAGTCTAAATATTTTTTTGTATGCCCCAAATAACCCTCAATCGTCAACCCATCTTTTCCGTATCCATATAACCGCGTAATTCGCTCCGTATCTTGAACAGTACGACGAATGGATTTCAGATTTTTGCGGTAACGAATTTGTTTACCTGAATTAACTCCCTTTCGAGTTGTGAAGGTAACCGTATAGTTGTCGTATGATAAATCCGCATTAAACACTTCACGCAGCTCATGAAGAAGAGCAAGCTTGCTCTTCTCACCCCATTCAAATATATCTTGGGCAATGAAAGTACCATTAATATTAAACATGAACGGCGTTCCCGCAAAAAGTCGAGTAAGCATTGTCTCAATGGTTTGCGCAGCTGCAAAATCAATATAGTCTTCATGATAGTAACGGCCCAAATCAAAGAAGATATGATGAGCTTCAATCTCCATATATGCATTTGACACATCATGTTTCTCATCTGACTTCCAAATCAGAAAACGCTGGTCTTTTTCAATCTCATTTGGAAATCTGATTTCATAACCCGTTTCAATCATTTCGTAACGTTCATCGTCCCCTGGCAGTTTAGGATAACGAAATGTAATATAATATTCGCCGTTTAATACTTCGCGAACACGAACGGAAGAGGCGGCTGGCAAATAGGCCAACCGCCCCTCGTTACTCCATAACTCTAATTTGGAAATCATTCCAACTCGCCGCCTTCAACTCCAGGTGAGCTTGTCTCTATCATCAACATTGTTCGATATGGCTCAGGAACATAATCAATTGGGAGCCGCCCTGATTGGACTGCTGTACGGTACATTCCAAGGTAGATTTCGTTTACATTATTCATCTGCATTTCCTCCCTCCAATATTTCAATTCTATTTCTTAAATAATCGACTTCTGACATAAGAACTGTAAGTAGCATAGTCGCCATCTCCATGTTCAGCTGAAATGTACTTTTATGAGGAGCCACCTCTATCCCCTTTGACTTGAGATAATCCACCGCATTTTGCAATGATGGTTCCATATTATGCCTCCTCCAGCGCTAATAGTCTTGCGGTATGCTGTGCCAATATCCAATCTTGTACGCCATCATGCGTCTTAATTGATGCGATATCTTGAGCAGATTGTGCCACAACACTGCTAAGAGTAGTTTGATAAGATATTGAAGCTTCCAATGCGTTTGATGTATATAAATGCTTATCTAATACAATATAGTCAACATAGACATTGTTGAGATCATTCAGCTCAGATACAGGTATTGATGCTCTACTGGTTCCATAAGCATTATTGGATACTACAACCTTCCATTTTTCATTTCGATTGCCACCATCATAAACAGCAGTAATCAATGCTGCCCTGCGATTTAACTGAGAGCCAGAGGGAATCTCGTAGCTAGGCGTCGTCACGTTCTGCATATTAATGAAGTATTCGTTGTTCGTATTAACTCCAACGCCTCTAACCGGGTTGACCTTCTCACGAATGACCATTCCTTCAAGTAGTTCAATCATATTTCCGCCAGATTCCAATGATAATCCGCCTTGGTCATCTGCAATTTGTTCAATAACTGGAGTCGATAACACATAATCCAGTGTTGCCCAGGCTTCCCAGCCCGGAGCTTTATTGTTTGCGACAAAAGCCTCGGTATTGGTGACTGGCGCTGCTCCTGTCAGAATCGAAACCCAATTTGTATACGAATTACCGTTATTTCCACTGGCGCGCCAACCATTGCTTAACGCTGCAACTGCGTTATTATTGGGATTAACGTTATCTATCCAACCACTATCCTCGTTTGTTACCGATAACACCACACCACCATATGCGGTGTTTAATCTAAATTCATTTGGGGCATTTTGAGCATTGTTTATGATATCTTGTCTGAGAATCGAACCATCGTACTTTACGGCAACAGCGCTATCATTAACATAGTCAGCTATTACATTACGCACAATTCTCTTGTATCCGCTAAAGTTTGAATGGAACACCCACCCCATTGTCCGGTCCAGTTTAACCCCCGTCCGCCAACGTCTAAACACTTTCCCCGTAGCGCTATCATAATTGTCCGTAATGCTTCGGTCAGCGTTACTCGCGAGTGGTACGGGACAATGAGCATATTGGTCGACCCGAGGTTCAAATAAGGCTGGGAGTTGATCTGCGTCGCCGAGAACAAGCATCCAATCCTTAAACTCAAATGTCCCAGTCGTGCCAGCATACATTGTGATTCGTATTCTAACAACATCGGATTGCGTCACAAAGGTCCCGTATGACGAATTTCCAGCAGGTAAAATTATTCGTTCTGTATACTTGCTTCCATCCGCCCTTTCCTCAAGTACTGAAGCATAATTACTTGTCGAATATCTAAACCATGCAAATGTATATGTTGTCTGGGGTGTGACGTTTGGATTTATCAGACAACCATAATCTGTTGCGGCAGAAGCATTAAGCGACACGTTATACTGGTTGATTAATACGGCATTATTATGAATGTAATCTGGCACGCCTAGCAACAGGTTTTTACCCCTCTTCCGTACATTCACGCCCTGCAAATGTTTTACTCCGTCTATATACGGCAAGTAGGCGTCAAGAGCGTCGCCTTTTAAAGTAGTACCAATGGTTGCAAAGTCGGCATCTGACACTTCATAAATACGAAAAGAATCAATAAAAGCAGTGCCTGTCGTCGAAGTAACACCACTTGTTCCTACATACAACCTAAAGCCATCTGTTGTAATTACATTATTTTTAGGTATTTTCACATAGACAAGTTGCCAAGTCCCTGTAATCGTCGATGATGCAGCGGCGCTATATCTTTGGTTAACTCCATTATTTTTATCGTATATCCGGATGGCAAAATTACCTTGAGTAATGGAGTCAATATAAATCCATCCAATAAGTAAATACTGTTTACTCCATTCGAGTTTATATGAATAATCCTTGTAGAGTAAGCTATTCTCGTTTGATACAAACTTAAATGATTTACTACCTGTCTTAAACCGTTCTGTGGATAACACAACAGGCGATCCGTACGAACTAAATGAATCTAACCTCTCACACCCTCCATCGCTACCAGTTATATTAACCAATGTCCGACCCTTAACCTGTACGGTCGCCCCGCTCGCTTGTGTTGTATTAACAACATTCATACCCCGATTAAGCATCGTTGTCTGATCGCGATCCTCCATCTGGCGCCTTTCCATTCGATCCAATCTCGCCTTCAGCACTGGATGAACTGTACCGTCTGATCCGGCTCTCGCGTCCACAATTTCGGAATTGCTATTTCCAGCTTGTCCAACAATGCCATTAATCCTCTGGTTTTGACTGTCAATCGCTTCCTTAACATTTCTAGCTCCGCTGACTGGGCCGCTATACGTAATGCGATCCGCAGGGTGAGCTGTGGTACTGGAAGTGTGAGCGTTGTCTGCGGTCATGCGGGCTTGTTGCTCCGCGCTCACTTGCTGTTGAAGTGAGCTCAAATCGGCATGGGCACGATCAAAATTTCGATTGTGTTTAGCTAAGTTATCAAGATCAAGCATCTTGTCTATTTTTTCAAATCGACTCATATTCTTACGCTCCTTTCGAATTAATAAAGATAAGTGTGTCTGAAAATAAAATCGACCGTGAGATTGGCTCCGGTCGCTGAAATCGTAATTTTATTTTCCCCTTCAATAAGTCGAGGAAACTTGCCCGTTGCACCGCTCACTGCACTAATTCCATTCTTGAGGATCGTTTGCTCAAGCGGAGCACAATTGATCTCGACTACATCATTAGCTGTCATCACGGTGTTTATCGTTAGTGATTCTGATGTCGCCGTATTGGTGATCTTAATGTTGGACCCGCTTCCTCTCATTCGAATGACAGGAAATGCTTCATGTGTTCCAGCGTGATATATGAGTTGAGACTTAGGCGATGTTGTAACTCCGAAGGAATAAGTATCGCCGTAACGTAAACCCATTCCAAACAAATAATTTTGCCCATATTCAAGCATTTGATGGGATTCCAATACACTTTCGGAGAAAGGATAGAAAGCCTTAAAGGGCAGAGTAAAGGATCCAAGAGACGCTATTTTTTCGATGGAGATTGTGCCATTGTACTTAGCCATCCACCGTTTACCCGGCATGCGGTCCAATACAAGCGGCTTGCTGCCCAGGCGAGCGTTGAACACTTTGGCTAATCGTTGCAAGGCTGCCTGATACTCAGACTCATCCTTTGTCAGCAATTCCACCGTTACTTCAATCATGCGTGGGCCATACCTCATCTCCATATCAAGAGAACCATCTAGTCCTGGCAAAGACTCTTCCTCTTGAATAGTTTCCGGAAGCAATGGAAGATTCACACCTGTTACAAGCAATCCAAGAGACGCAAAAGAGACGCCGCCATAACTAGCCCCGCCATTATCGGTCATACGGGTCTCTCTCCTCTCGCTATCATTTGCCGTACAAGATGATCCTGCTCGCGATGATAGCTGTTGATATCAGCCTGGTCTTCTAAGCGAACATCTCCGTTGTTTTCAATAAGCGGCCCATAATAATTGTGATGAACGATCCTCTCTTCGCCAGCTTCTCTTTTCATTACTAGATCGGTAATCTGTTGCGGCGTCAGTATGACTTCGCCAGCACGCAGAATTGCAGCTATTTCATCCGGCATGAGCATATTGCCCGCTGAGAAGTTGCTCACCCCCGCGATTCCCCCGGTATGGAAAAGCTTAACACCGTCTTTATACCATTTGCCTTCCTTACTGTTGTAATGTGCACCCAGTTTTTCGCCGAGTTCCTTATTGGAATCCGACAGTTTTTGCTTCTGATCCTTGCCTTCGGTATGCCAAGCTTTACTGTTCGCTTCCATCTGAGCAATATCCGCCAATTCACTTGGCGAAGGTCCGGATTGCGCCTGTACTACTGCCCCATACTTGGCTGACAGATCCTTCTGGAACTGATCAGCTTCAGCCAAAAGCGTTTTATTGGTGTTCCTAAAAGCAGATAGTCTATTATCTTCCATCAATTGATAGATTGGGCCAATATCACCGCTAAATGTTTCTGCAGCTATCTTGAGATCTGCATACCAGGACTCAATATCCTTCTTCTGCTTCTCGAATTCTGCCAGCTTGTTGTCTCGTTCTTCCTGCAGTGCGCGTTTACTGTCTTCAATATTCATCTTGCGCAGCTGCTCTTGCAGTTCTTTATACCGTTTTTGTCCTTTTTCAGAGGAAGCAAACTTGTATTTCTCCGCTTCTTCTTCTATGGATTGGCGTTCACGGCCTCGTTCTGACTCATCAATACCTCTTAGCAGATTATCGTAATGTTCTTCGGTTTTTCTTCTCTGTTCATCCAAGGCATCGAGTTCGGCTTTCCGCCTCTTGTCAATCTGATCCAGAAAGCTTTTGGTTAGCTCGCTCTGCTCTTTTTTAGCAGCTTCCACTGCATCTTTTGCTGCTGCTTCATCAAGTCTGCGCAACGCCATTCGGGCCTCATACAAGGCTCTGTCGGCTTGCTTGTAGTATTCCGTATCAGATGCATAGCGCGAACGAATCCTCGTCCAAGCCTCAAGCTGCATGATGACAATATCGCGTTCTGAATCACCGCGTTCAGTCATAAGCCGCTTTTCCTTCTCAATCCATTCCGATGACTTATCGAATGACCGCCTGTGTGCTGCTTCCTCTTCCCGTGCCTGTTCTTCTGCCAATTCCTTGGCATTGGCAGCTATTTGTTCGGCTACTCTTTGTCGGCGAGACTCCGCATCCATCCATATATCATCATACTTTTTATTTACCTCAGCTAGTTTCTCAAGCTTATCATGTTCTTGTTGTAGGGTAAGTGTACCTAGCAGGCGTTTCTTTTCCAATAAGTTGAGTTCCGCATCGTAATGTTGTTTCGCAATTTCTTCTGCTCTAAGCTTTTTGCCGCCTTTTCCAGTTCCCTTGTCGGTACCCTTCTCATCATTTGATGAGATATCGGGTAGATCAAACAATTTAACCCATGTACCGTTTTCAATCGCAGATAATTCGATTTTATATTGAGATAGATTTGCTTTTAGCGAATCAAGTTGGGTAGTAGCTTTATCAACCAATTTACTTACGGAATTTTGGTTTACATTATGAATGAAGAGGTCGTTATCCGTTAATTCCTCTGCCCATGGCGCTTTCTGCGGCTCTATATCCATCACTGCAGTAAGTGCTGCAAGATGTGTCTCAGCAGTGGTAATCGAAGCCTCTGTCGTGCGAATTAACGATTGGCGTTTTGCAGCTTCGGCAGTAAGCGTATACCGCAACGAGTCCTCTTCTGCCTTAATAATATTCCGGATTAGCTCCTCATTCGTTATCAACAGTTTCCCTTGAGCATCCATTTCGGCATGCAAAGAAGGGTACGTACTTGTCAGTTGTCTGACTATGCTAGTGAGTTGACCGTTTTCTTCAGCAGTTAATCCCGTTTTATTGCGTAGCGATTCATATTGATCCGCCAGCTTTTTAGTTTCTGTAATCTGGTTTTGCTTGGCTGCCGCTTCCTGCAACCCCTCCATACGCATCTCACGTATAGCAGGTCCGGATTCATCGATAGCTTTGTTCATCTCTTGTACAGCAAATTTTGCATCTGTAGCTGTATATCCCATAGCCTTTAGCTCTTTATCGACGGCTTTCACTTCATCTACCAAATTCATGAGAGCATGCGTGTTTTCGATTGAACCACGGCCCTCTTCGGCATCAAGCATGCGTTGATTATACTCATCCATAAGTCTGCTGCGCCGGTCCAATACTTCATTCAATACTTCAATATCTGCCTGCATCGCCTTAATGTCTTCAACGGTTCGATCAGTTGGAGACTGAGATAGCTTATCATTCAATTCACCTTGCGCAATAGCCAGCTTGTTGACAGATTCAGCCGCAACATTGGAAGCAGAGATATAACCAGCAAGTCCAATGCCAGCTAAAGATAACGCCGCAACAACCCATCCAATCGGGCCGAAACTAATACTCAGTGCAGTAGCAGCTGCTCTTACAGCACCTAATATGGTAATCAGAGACGTAAAACCGGCGATTAACCCAACAATACCAATACCTGCAGCGCTCAGACCGGCAACCAGCTCTTTATTGGATTCAACCCACTGCGTGAATCGAACAATGATAGGCATGACCAGCTCCATAAGTTCTTGCAATGCTGGCATAAAAGCTTCGCCAAGTTCCATACGAGCCATTTCTAATGTATTGTTAAAGATCATCTGCGTGCCTGCGTAGCTGTCAAGCGCCTCTTCTGCATTACCTGCAAATTGAGCAGCATTCTCCAATACGCCTGTAAAAGCGGCTTGTACCTTCTCGCCTTCTGTTAGTCGGTCAGCTGTGATACCTATTTTTGTTGCATATCGTTCATGCATTGCGGATAAGTTTGTTGTTATACCGGCTGATTCGATCATACCGGAATTACCTGATTTTATGCCGGATACAACCTGCCCTATCGCTTCTCCCCATCCGAGATGGGCATCACGATTATAAGCAGCGGCATTTGCGGTAGCATAGATCAGTTCTCGAGTTTGCTCCAAGTTGAGACCCGACGATAACGCTGTTTGTATAGCAGTCGAAGCCTCCGATAAAGAAATAAATCCTTTTTTTGCCAATTCCTCAGCAAGGCCTGTCGTTTCCTTAACGCTTATCCCAAGTGTCCTGGCTACTTCTGACATTCCATTCATCGAGAATGCTAATTGATTGGCTTCTTCCGTTAATGATTTTACAGTATTGATAAGACCAGAAAACGCTGCTCCTGCTCCCAAAGCTGAAAAGCTCTTTTCAAGCTCAGCCCATTTATCCTTAGTCTCGCCTGATTCATTCTTTACGCTCTCCAGGAGCTCGCGTACCCGTTCCATTCCTTCCTTGAACTGGTTCATCTCCAGTTCCATACGAACTTTAATTGCTTTTATTTCAGTCGTCAACTTCGTTACCTCCTTCCTACTTGACCACGCAACTGTTCAAATGCACTGCGGTCAAATTCATCTTCTGGCATTTTTTCTGCCGGGTTCGCAATAAACTCAGCCTGCAGACTCTTAGCCAGCCGTTCATATGCTTGTTGATCAGCACTCTGGCTGACGATAGCGATATTTAGTGCTATAAGCCGGTCCTCCGCCTTTGCCTGGGCTATGTACCATAGAATCATAGGCAAATCAATGAGGTAATACTCCGTTTCGAGCGATCGCTGGCTTACCCCCAGGCTGACTGAAGCTTGTAGAAGAAAATCATCAAGCGTTACACCATTTTGCCGTCGCCCGGTGCCTTCATGCCGAGTCCCAACTGTCCGAGGACGGCCCGGAAGTTTTTTAATGTGCGCTGCAAATCATTTTTCTCGAGCGTCAAACGAATGAAATCTGTAATTTCGTTCAAATCTGCATGTGACGAAATATACTCTGCATCCATATCCGCCAGCACAGCAACCAGCTGGACCATTTCATCCAATGCCAAATTAGCGCCAGCCAGAACCGTTGCAACGAAATCATCCGTATCCCGATCTGCCAACACACGAATAACGATGGCCGGAAGCGTCTCAATACGTTCAAACAAAGCCTTGTACTTCTCTGGAGTTAATTTTGGAATCTGAACCGTTTTATCCCCTAGCTGGACACTATCTTGTTGCGATTGACCAAATAATTTTCCTATCACAGCAATCTCCCTTTCCTTTTGTAAAATAGAATAGACGGCTCATATGAGCCGTCTGCGTGCCTATTAAACCGATTTTGCGTTCGGATCACCGATACCAAGCAGCAGTCCATTTGTATCTGGGTAGCCTTTGAACGTCACATTCGTAACGAGCTCATTGTCATAGGAATACGTGTAGTTCAAAGTTGTTGTTGGCGCTGCTTTATACAAAGTGATCGTATCGTTGGCCGTAGCTGTGGAAGACAGCGGCTCAATTCTCACTTCTTTAGCATAATCGATCAAATCCACAATTTTGGAAGCATCCACGTCGACGCGTTGCTTAGTAGGATCCGTCTTATCCGTTACCAGGGTCGAACCCGGAATGACTTTAGCAAGCTTGACCAGATCGTATTCAGCGAACGGCACGGCAAGCGATGCCTTTCTACCTGTAATTATTTCCCGAACTGGCGTAGTGCCGAATTGGTCGACGACGACTTCACGCATCGTCATCTCGTACGTAAGTACCACGCCGCCTTTCGTTGTTTCAAAAACGACCGGAGTCGTACCGCCTACGTCAAACGTTACCTTGCATGGACCTAGCTTAACTTTTGTTGTATCAGTTGCCATAATAAAATTCCTCCTAAATGTTGTTTGTGATTTTATCGTATAAAAAATCTTAAAAACGGCTAAGCATAATAGCTGTGAAATTAATGGAATACAACACTCTATGATAATCGTCGAGTCCAAGATAGAGAGGCGCGGATTGGTCAGCAAATATAGCCAAAATATGTTCATCACCGATCTGACAATCATGGCGGCGATGAAATTCCTCATATATGGTGTTGGCTAGCTTCTCTGCAGCGGGGCCGTTATCTCCGCGCACTACAATTTGAATGGAAGGTCGACGCTGGCTTGTCCATTGGCTGGGGACAGTACCGCTATGAATTCGTACATAACCGGAATTATCTTCAGCCGATACCGGAAATTCATTCGGATAATACGTATAAGGCACGACAGACTGTACGAACGCAACTAGTTCAGTTATGGCAAACACATCCTATCTCCACTCCTTTCCGATTTCTTTTGCAAGATTGTTCACAAAGTCCTGATAGTTTTCCTGAAAGGGACGCTCCAGAAACTTCAGATGTTGTGTTGTGTTTGGATCGCCGCCAACTTCATGCAAGTAGATGGCACTCTTCTCATCCTGTGCATCCTCGCTACGAATAGCGGCAAAATATACCTCGCCTACTATATTGGAGCCTTCCGATTTTATATCAATCCAGGACTCAAGGAGAGGCTGGTCTCCGTTGACTGGCGCCAGCTGCTTAGCTTGCTTGTGCAGCTTTTCCATAGATCTTCCGATTTCGCTTTCAGCAGCGGTTAGCGTAGACCCTAGCATTGAATTCAGAAAATTCTCAACTGCAGAATCGTCATATGTTATTTGGAAAGATTGTGTCATTTTGCGTGCACCACCGTATAGACCGCACTTCCATTCAGCCAGCGTTTGCGTTGGATCTGAACAACATGGTATACACGTTCGTTTTCTAATTCATCCGTATACTTAAATGTATGGGAAGCTGAAATGGCAGCAAATCCCTTCAGCCATATTTGGACTGTCGACACAGCTTGTTTTCCGTGCGGGTCTGTTATGACTTCCGTCTGCACTTGAATACGGCATTTCAGCATAACAGGATTATCCCAGGACTGTGAATTCCATGGATGATTGCTGCCAGGTGGGCATAACATAATGTTTTGTTTAAGTGGAATCAATCCCATTTACAGCACCGTCCATTTCAATGCTCGACGAGAGAAAGATGCTTCTGGATTAGCATCTGTAATTAGCCTTAGAACCTTATCGGTTATTAAGCCGTCAAGTCCTGTCTTAGTTGACTCCTTGTACGTCACTTCTGCAACACCGGTTAATGAGTACGATTGGATCCCATGCTGGCGCAGCCGATTCACATCATTAAAAGCGATCGCCAATTCGTTCGCATATTCGTAAACTGCTGAATCCGGAATCGTAAAGCCTCGGTAGGATCCGAGAAGCATTTGCTTTGCTGTCAGCAGCAGCCTTTGCTTCCTTACTTCTTCTGAGTCAAACCAGTCCTCAGAATCAATACATTGCATACGGATATAATCATCCGCATCCAATACTGCAATTGCCAAAATTATCGCCTCCCTCCGCATCCTCGTTTATATGCTGTTTTGTTTAAGCCTATTTTGCGAGGAGGTAGTCAACACAAAAATGTGCTTCTTTTTCAGCAAGGCTTCAAGCGCCTTCCTCATTCCGACAACTTGCCCGTTTGCATCTACCGAGATTCCCGATTTATCCAACAGCCTATAAGCTTCATCAATCGCCTCTAAACGCAGATTAGCATGGGCTGCCGCTCGCTTATATTCAGCCTTCTTCACTCTTTCGACAGCCAATTTAACCATGGATGAGGCAATCGCCTCCGCACGTGTGGCAATTTCTTTCGAGGCTTTTAGCTCGGCTTGAATACGTATCAATTCTCTCAACGATGCCTTCTCTTGCTCGCATTCAACAGTCAGTTGATCCAACAATGCCGTTTTTAATGACTCTATCTCGCCGTATTTTTTACGTTCCCGAGCAATTCGTTTTGCAATAATGGCATCAAACTCTTCCTGCGTCAGATTAATGGTATCCTCTGTAGATTGATTGTGTAAGTTCATCGTATTATCCTCCGTGATTTGCAGCGCCGTCGCGCTTTTCTCCGTCAGTTTAAGGACATGCCGTAGGTCCGGTCGATTATTTTATCTGCATGTGTCCCCATTGAATATCGGGGTACTGGGGAGTATAGGATACAAAGCCTGCCGCTCCTTCATTAGCTGTATTATCGAGCACCATTGCGGTATACAGAGCTTCCTGAAGTGCCCGCTCCAGATGCATACAGATTCGATTAAGCTTAGAGTACCAAGGAAGAAGCAGCGTTTTCAGCGCATCGCCATCTGTGGCCGCATGATTACCAAGAAATTTGCTATACAACCATTCAGGAAAATCTGATTGCATAAATAGGAGTGAGAGCATGGTATCCAGTTCTTCAAAAGCGTCCTTCAGCTGTGATTCCCACTTCATATACCCTGGCAAGGGATCATCCTTGCCAACTGGAATATATTTACTGGAAATCCGAAGCTCTTTGGTCCCTATACCGTCCTCCAGATCGTTTGGTCCGTAGGCTATTGGATCTGCATGTTTCCATAAGATGTAGTCGATATGGGATAATCGGTCATGTATGGCTGCTAATATAGACTCCGACTTCTCAATGCCGCCAATGCCTCTCCAATCATCATCTACTGTTTTGTAAGGAATGTGAAAAACCAGCAGCCCATCTGCTCCAGTAGGAACGATATCCTCTTCCCTGCCTGTCGGCACTTGCTCAGTTATAGAGTAAACAGGCCTGCTTACACCATAGCTATCCTCTTTCCCGATTAGTTCCAGCTTGAATTTTTCATACTGAATATAACCTGGTAGATGACGTTCAACGTGCAAGTAATTGACTTGCTCATTACCGGAACCTACTGATTCTATGCATGTGAGATTTATAGCTCTGAACCTGTTCTTGTTACGCTGTCCCCCTTCAGGATAAACTGAAGACGCTTGGGCAATTTCCATAATGGCATCTGCCTTTGTGTTAGGTTGAGCCAACGCTTCCTCTACTAGGCCTCCTAGTTCCTCAGTTACACCATAACTAATCTTGAGCCAGGAGTCGCCGCGAATGCCGCTTCCGGTTACCAGTTCATGAATAAGCCGCTTCAAATGATTCTTTCGTATCATTCGGTCTAGAGCAGTTTGTGCCGTTGATTCATTGACTCCCTCTACCTTGAATGATATTGTGCTTCCCGCAATCATATCCGCTGGCTTTGAGATTAAGGTATCCATTACATTTATGGCTACGTTCAGCTTTGCAAGCTGCGGTTCCAACGGGGTATCGCGCAGCAATTCTGAAATACGGCTGTACATGAGACGTCGGCCTTCATAAACTGCTTTGCTTCGTTCATATTTAGCAAGCCGTTCAATATCCTCAGCTGGCGGGAATAAACCGCCGACTTGAAATTTTTTTGCCACCTTTCTGCCTCCTGTCGTTAGGAATTCGAATTATTTCGTGAATGGGATAAATGACCTTCATAACGTATAGGTTTGAGAGCAATCAAAAAAGGGGGATGAATTAGAACAAATGTTCTCTTTTTCTATAATTAATATAGTTATAGGGAAAATAAAAACGCCAACAATGGCGTTCAGAGTGTTACTGATGCATTAACTCGAAATGCGAACGGCGTCTCTTTGTAGGCTTCCGATAATTCCGTCCGTCAGCTCCCGTTTCCTCTACTGCTTTAAGCCCTGTTTCACGGTCATGCCGCAGTTTCATTTGCCATTCACTCAGAAAGGGATATTCGTTATGTGCGATTTTATACACATCCGGATCCGACAATTCTTCTTTTAATATATAATTGCTTAACCGATTGAGCTGGTTAGAGTCAGGGGTATTTCCGGTCAGAGAAACAAAACTATCAATGAGTGCAGCAATTGTGGCAATACGCTTTTTTCTCTCAGGAGTATGGTATGCAATTATTTGCGTCACAGCATCTTCAAAGCTCGCCTCGGCAACGCCCAGTTTTGATTCCCACTCTGTTAGTATCATGAATGTTCCTCCCCCTCATACTCGACAATCACATGTGCATAATTCCATTGAACAAAGATTGCTGTAATACGTTCTACTCCAGCTGCGACCAGATCCTTTACGCTATCTTTGCGTATCCCCATCATCTCTGCCGCTGCTTGTTGCGTTGCATCATTTTCATATATCCAGGCGACTGCTTCTCTCTGGCGGTTCGTAAGTCCAGCTATTTGTATTGCTGTATTCAAATCGATCAGAATATCTGATGCCGACATATCGCCTCTTCCTCTACGAGCTGAGATTCTATGCTGATCACGAAGCAATTGCTTGACTCCAGTGGAAGTATTAAGGGCATATTCTTGAGCATATCTTCTTGCGTTTTTCATCATATCCAAGTTGTTCATCCGCATTTAGTTGTCCCCCGTTTTTTTTAATGATTGAACCCACCAACAATAAAAAACGAACTTATGTTCTTATTTTATCTATGAAAAGTACAAGAGTCAACCTCTTTTATTGAATATCGCCAAGTATGTATTACTTTCTTGTACAAAAATTGTTGTACTTCACATCGATTTGTTCAGGTCAGAGTGCAAAAAAAGGATAGCTATCATGATAGCTATCCTTATCTGACACTTTTTAATTTTGATCGTAACATCCCTTGGCTCCAATCTACTTTTCCCGACCTTCTCCATTCGGAAATTCTTCAATAGGTAATAGTTCAAATAATGTTCGATTGCTGCAAACATCTTTTCCTTGAACGTCTATACTAGTCGAGGGTATACGAGTACTTCATTTCTTCAAATATTCGAACTTCTAAATCTATAGAATGGTTAATAAAAGGCTAAAAAATTTAGTATCCTACATCTTTAGGAATGGCATCCGGCCATGTCCACATAGAAAGATATACATATTCTTCGATGTCATTTGAGCAGTTTCAATCATATAAATTTCTGGAAGGATAACTGTATTTACTCCATCGAGCGCGCGACAGTTGTATCATGTTTCAGCTCCCAGCCGAAATCCAAACACACCAAAACGGCGTCCGGACCTTTAATGGTTCGGACGCCGTTTCTTTTTGTCGCTTCACTCCGGCTTCGGCCGGCCGGAAGCGTCTATTCGTCCATCAGCTTCATCTCAAGCAGAACTCGCTTCAGCACAACAACCGCTTCGGCGCGGGTCGCCCGGTCATTTGGCGCAAAGACGACCTCCGTTTTGCCTTGCATAATGCCCCGCTTCACGACGTATTCGACCGCATTCCTGGCCCATACGCCGATCCGATCCCGGTCGCCGAACTTGTCGGCTGCCCCGTCCGCCGCGCCGCCGGCGCCCAGCGCATTCGCCGCCATCACCGCCATCTGCTCACGGGTGATCGTATCGTTCGGCCGGAAGCTTCCATCACCGAAGCCAGAGATTAAGCCGAGCTCCGCCGCAATCGACACTTCGCGATAGAACCAGTCCGACGCCTTCACATCACTGAAGTCCGCACTGCCGCCGATGCCGGCCCGGAGTCCCAGCGCGCGCACTAGCAGCGCCGCAAATTCAGCGCGGGTGATGGCATCCTGCGGTGCGAAGCGATCCTCGGACTTGCCGAATACGATCCGCTTCGAGGAGAGCTGCTCAATGCTGGCTCGCGCCCAATGCCCCTCCATGTCGGCGAACGTCTTGGCACCCTGAACCACAACATAGATGCTGTTGCCTGGGCTCATGATCGTCGCTGTCGTGCTTTCATCCTCCGAAGAGAACAGAGCCGGTACGTAGCGGAACTCCCTTGTGCCCGGATCATAGATCATGGCCGCAGATGTCGCCGGGTTCAACCTTCCGTCTACCGTAATCGTGCGTGTCATGTATGTCCGCCCGAAGCCGTTCAGCTCCTGCAGGCTGTCGCCACGCTTCAGATACAGACGGAACTGCACCGGCTCTCCCGCAAGCTCAAGCCCGGCCGCCCGCGCCTGTGACGCGATTTCATCGCGAAGCTGTGCTGTGACGCCTTCCATTTTCAAGATCAGCGTGCCATCCGCTTCTGTGCCGCCCTCCTTGACGTACGGAGCAATCAGCCTCATGAAGTCGACTGGCAGCACGTAGCTGGCTCTGCCCGACTTCGCAACGACCGATGCGTCCGGATTTTGCACCGCCGCTGCCCGAAGTGCCGCAATCGACAGCTCCGCGACGCCTTGCGAATCGACGGACAGCTCGATGACCGGCAGCTTGCCCGCTGCGCCTTCGCTCAGCCTTCTATCATTATCAGCCGAGCTTCCCGGCAGCTCGGTCGGTCCGCCCGTTCCGGAACCTTGCCCCGGTCCCTCCGGTCTATCCGACAGCCGATGGATCCGGAAGGCGTCTCCCGCTGCATTGTTGATTGTCCCGAACTTCGTATGGCGGATGATGACATTTTTGAAATTAATCGCGCCTTTAACCGTCGAGCCGACCTCTATGCCGGTCAGTCCGGCTCCATCGATGACCATATCCTCTACTGTCACCTTAGCGCGCTCGCTGCTTACGGATCCCAGCGTCTTGGCGCCGCCGATGGACAAGCCATGGTATGTGCTGTCGAGCGCCGTATTGTGGCGAATGATGACTTCGCTGTCAATATCGCGATCATAGGCGTATATCCAAATTGCACCTGTGCTGTAGCCCGCGCCGGGGTCGTTGCTGCCTGTGCGGATCAGCGTATTCCGCTCCACAACGAACGTGCCCTCGTACGGCGTAGGCGTGAACTTCGTCGATACGCTGATGCCTGAACCGTGGGTAACCGTGTCCAGCACAATATTGTCCTGAACCTTATGGTTTTTGCCGCCAAAAACAATGATGTTGTTGGCCAGCCACGGCAGCTGCACTGTATTGAAACGGTACGTGTTGTTTTCTGTGTAGTCGGTCGGCACGTTCTCCACGAAAGACCACATTGCCATACCATCGTCGCCGGGATACCGGATGTTCATATGCTCGGCCATGCTGTTTTTCGTGTTTACGGCGAAATTCATGCCGTCCGCCATGACGTTGCGAATACGCGAGCCAGCGATATAGAATTCATCCGTATACAGGTCGGTATTGAACGTGTAGCCGCCTTTGTTGATCGGACGTGTGAGCCACAGCCCGGTCTTCGTGTGCTCAATCCACACGTTCTGGACCGTCGAACCGGGACCAAACGCCCCTTCAAACCCGTTCGTCTGCGCAATGTCGTCGCGCACGCTGATTTTTCCATCGATGAACAGATCGAATACGCCGATATTGCTGCCGTTGCCAAAAAACTTCGCTCCGTTCAGAATCGTATGCCATTTGCCCGCTCCGCGGATCGTCACGTTGTCGAGTATCAGCAGTCCGTCGCCAACCTCAAACGTGCCTTCCGGCACCCAGACGCCTTTTCCCGCAGACTTCGCGGCTTCCATCGCGGCTTTGAACGCCTCCGTATCATCCAAGCCGTCATCCGCTACAGCGCCGAACTCAGCAATCGACAGGAAGCCCTCCGGCATCTCCAGCGCAGGTCCCGCCTGCTCCAGATCAACCAGGTCGATAATATAGTACTCTGCTGCGTCTGACTCCCGCACTTCCAGCCTGACGATGGATCCCGCCGGAATCTGTCCGATGATCGCCCGCGCGTCGTCATAGAAGCGATGCGCGCTTCCTTGCTTCGGATCGTTCGACCACGGATAGTTGCCGTATACCCAAGCATAAGCCGAGTTCAAATCCAGCTCAGCGCGCAACTGTCCGTCAACGTAAACGCCGATCGTTGCTTCAATGCCTCCGCCTGTCGGCGCATCCGGGATTGAGTAACGGACGACGATCGAATCGGCGTCCTTGGCCGCTTCGAACTCCACGTAATGCCCCGTCTCGCTCAGCCTGACTGCTTGCCGCCCGGATGCCTCCGACGCCACGTCCAGATAGACGCGGGACGGTCCCAGCAGCGAGCCGTTGGTCGCCATATGCTCCGCTTCATATGTCGTATACGGCAGAGTAGCGCCGCGATAGTCCAAATTGACGTTGTCTTGCACCACGACGGCATCAACCAGCGCTTGCCCCGTCCCGGTATCCGCTGCTGTCCGTTCCAGACTGACGGAGTTGTAGCCCTCACGCAGCGGCAGGGTAACGGACAATTCCCGCCATACGCCGCTTCCGGTTGGCGCAAGCTGCAATTGTCCTGCGTCCAAGCCGTTTACCTTCAAAGTCAGCGTTTGCGCAGTAACGGACGGATTGCTGTACCGGATCGCAGCTTTGTACTCACCGTCCTCCTGCCCGTTCACCGCCATTATTGTCCGCGCGCCCGTCTTGCTGAAGCCTGACGCGTAGCCGGCTGCTCCCGCAGCTCCCGACGTTACCGCAACGCCGCCGGAGACGAATGCTTTTTCCGCTTCGTAACGAACAGTACCTGCCACCGGATCAAGCGTCCAGCGGGAGGCATCATCGCCAGGAGTGCCATATTGCACCGTTTCGCCGTTTTGCCGCAGCTGCTGGCCGCTCAGCAATACGCTGACGATCTCTTCGTAGCCCAGAATCTCGCGAATATTCCATTGCGCACCAAGTCCGATAGGCGACGATCCGCCGACGCTTGTCGTTACTTCGGAGCCGACGGATGACACCATGAGCAAACGGCCGCTTGCCCGGTTCTTGAACAGCTTGTGGCCGTTATAGTCCTGTATCAGCCAATGGGCCTGCGGGTCGTCCACCGATGCCGCAGCCTTTGCCGGAATCGCCTTGCCGCCTCGCTCTAACAGCAGCTCGCCCGTTGCCTTGTTGATCAGACGCACATAGTTCGAATCGTCGAAGATCGCCGTTGCCGCATTAAGCTGAGGCTCCTCCGGCCATTCCGGCGTCACTGCCTCTGCCGGCGCCGTCTCGAACGTCCAATGCAGGCTTGGACTCGAAATCAGATGAAGGCCGCGCTCTGGATAACCCAGTGACGAAGCCGTATTCAAATATTCATCCGAATAGCCAGGCATCAAGCTCCGGAGCATAAAATCGTCTCCAATCGGAGCCCCTTCCACGATCCATTGCGAATTGCCGGCGATGACGCCGCTTGCCGTCGCTTCGGCATATTTGTAGTCCGGCGTCAGGGATAGGTACATACCGGTCGCGCGGTTTTTAATCCGCTGCGTGCCGTCGCCGCTCTCCAGCAGCCAATGCGAATAAGCATTGTCAGCCGCAGGTTCGCCATATACGACCACGTTTTTGTCCGATTGCAGCAAATATTGCCCGTTTGCGGCATTTTTGATCCGGATATAATTGGCCGGCAGCAGCAGTTGATCCGCCGGTACGCCTTCCATAACGAATTGAATGTCGTCATCACCGGGTTGCGGATTCTCGACCTGCTGTACATGGCCGAGCTCATCCTTGGTTGAGAGGAAGCGCCAAGGATTCCATACGTTATTGAACTGCACATATCCGGCTGTCGCCGCGTCTTCGATCATCCATTTGGGACTCGCCGATCCCCATTCCATCTCAAAATGCTCGACGCTGATCGCCGACGCCGGGTTGTCACGGTCCATAAATTCAATATTAATGTAATGGCCGGTTGCGCGGTTGCGGACATATTGCGCTCCGTCTCCGGCATCCTCCATGAACCAGTGCGTACGGGAATCGGAGGCGTCCAGATCGCCGTAGCGAAGCTCCTTATCCTGCTCATACCAGTAACCGCTTGCGCTTTTGCTTTTGATTCGCACATACGGGGACATGTTCGGCGCGTTTTCGAACGCAAACCATTTGCTGTCCTCCGCTTCCGGGGACGTCAATTGCGCGGAGCGAATACGCTGCAGATGGCCAAGACCATCCTGGTTCGTCAAATAATGATCGTTTGTCCAGCCGTTCTTGAACGCTTGGAGCTCTCCGTTTTCCTCCACGATCCATTTGTGGCTGCTCCACGCCGCATCCACCTCGATGACGCGAACAGCCATGTCCGCATTCTCAATCTCGGATTCGTCCGAACCCGACGGCTGCATCGACACGTAATGTCCCGTAGCCCGGTTGCGGATGACCTTGCGCCCGCCGTCCGATTCCTCCACCAGCCAATGCGACAGAAAATCGGTGTCGGCCGGATCGCCGTATTTTACTACGCCATGGTCCTCATACCAATAGTCGCCCGTCGTATTGTTTTTAATGCGCACATAAGACACGGCATCATCCGCAACGGCCACAAACTGCCATTTTGGGCTGCCCCAGTTCGGATTGATGGCGCTGTATTCCGCGTATTTGGTCAAGTTTTGCAAATTGATATACGCCTGTTCGCCGGAATCGTTGTTCAGGTCCTGCGCGCTCCAGATGTTTTTGCCGCCGCCGTTATCCTTAATGCGCCACAGCACGCCAAGCAGCTGCTCGTCGGTCAACGTCTCGATATCCAGTGCCGACAACGGCAAATGGCCGGTCGTCTGATTCAGCACGTTCAAATAATGGCCGGTCTCGCGGTTCTGGATCAGACTGCGGCCGTTGTAGCGCGTCACAATCCATTCGGCGCGTTGGTCGCCAGGTCTTGCGTTGCCGTATTTCAACACTCCATTGCCATCTTCGTACAAATACATGTTTTGCCATACATTGCGGATTTGCACGATCTGCGGGTCTCCACCCGCGCTTGCGGCCGGGTCCTCTACGTACCACTGAGCATCGCTGCCCGCGGGATCGACCTCTCCCGATTGGGCGAAGCCCATTGCGTCTCCGACATGGATGTAATGGCCGGACCGGATCACGCTTTCCAGGCTTACAAAATTATCATATAGAGGCGATTCGTTCAGCCGCCATTGTCCCGCTCCGCCTTCATCCGCCAGCACCTCCAGCGGATCTTCGGCAGCTCCGATATTTTCGGGCGAAATATAGAGCCCGGACTGCAAATTGCGAACTCTTTTGCTTCCGTTGTAATCCTCTATGATCCATTGGTAAGCGGCGCTGTCCGCCTCCAGCGTCCCGTATCTCACCAGTCCCTGATCCTCAAACAAATAAATCTTACTGTTCTCGTCGCCGATGTCCCGATAGTTGACGAGCCTGACCGGCTGGACGGCGGGAGCGACTTCGATTCGCCACTGTGCATTGTCATTGCCGGCATTCGACCAGTTGTTAGATCGGACAAATATGTCATCGAACTGCGTGTTCAGCACGTATGTCCCTTGCGGAATCTCCTCCGGCGAGTCTTCCCCCGTTTCGGCCGCATATACGTTCGTGAAGGTGACGTAACCCGTGTTCGAGACGGGCGACATCACCCATTGGTTTTTGGAGCTTGCATCCCAGGTCTTTCCTGCGATCGCCGCCCAGTGCGTACCTTGTGTGATCACATGATTCGTAAGCGCGTTGCGGAGCTCGACCGTCGCACCCCCGTCTCCGTTATCCGCTACCTCATGCACGTACCAGTGGGATGCCGCATCGTGGTAAGCGATATCGCCGTATGCGATTTTCCCCTTGTCCTCTCCCTCTTCCGTCACTTCGTAGAGATAAGCTTGCTGGGATTTGTTGTAAATCCGCACAGCCTGCTCCGTCGGCGCCGTCTCAAACGACCATTGCGGGCTTTCCCATTCCGCGCCGATATCGCCGCTTACCTGGGCGTAACCAAGCTGATCCTCCTCGTGGATAAAATATGTGCCGCCCGTAAACTTTTCGCTGCGGATCGTGAATTGACCCGCGCGGTTGACCGCCGGCTCCACGATCCAAGCCGTCTCGCCCCCATCTGCGGTTGACGCCGTTGTCAGCGCGCTAGTGCGTCCGGCAATGTCCGCGACAGATATGTATTGTCCTGACGCACGGTTGCGAATAGACTTGGAACCGCTTCCATTTATCCCCTCCTCAATCGCCCAATGCGAGTTGGCATCGGTAGCCGACGTGAAGCCGTAACGGACGATACCGCTTTCATCCTCGTACAAATAATGGCCTGTCCACTTGTTTTTGATGCGCACGAACTCGCCTGCCGGCTCCGGGCCCTGTGCTGCCCAGACTGTGTCATCTCCGCCGAACGGCACCATTGGCCCGGCAGCCAACGTAGACAGCAGCATGACAATCGCCAGCAATAGCGATATCGGTTTTCTCTTGTGTAGCATCAACATTTTCCAAGACCTCCTATTTTGTGAGCTAACCTCATTATAGGATAAGATCCCGGCTGCTATGATTGGCGTTATTAAGGGGAATATGTGCGTTTTTACGGAAATGGGGCTCAATGGCGAAAAAAGGATATCTTATTCTCATTTGACGGGTGAGCTGGTACAATGAATATAACTTTCATCTCTTCCAACCCATTTCTACCAATAAAGGGGCCGTGTTATGAAGCAAATAAATCGTCAAATCGTGTCGGATCATGATTTCGAGAGAATGCGCGTCTTCTCCCAACTTATCGCCGTGTACCGTGACAACGAGCTGCTGGACGGCAATATTCGGATCGTCACCCATAGCGAGCACTCCGTAACCTGCGACAACGATATCACTTATATCAAGACGAACCACCAGTTTTACCGTTTGTAGGCGGTAATTGTCTGCCTTGCACGCACTAAGACATAAGTTTTTGACTCTTCAACTTAGAAATTGATACAACGATAGCAGAGGACGTGAAAAAAAAGTCCTAGACTATCGCAGTTTCATTAAGCTCCCTCGAAATGATTCAGTTTCCTCACTCAGACTCATGAATTCCAGGATTTCATCCTGTAGTTATAATGAAGAAGAGGATGTGGGAGGAGTCGGGGGCGAACAGACGTAAAAATGGGCATGCGGGAATAAAGGTGAATGCTGTACCACCCATATTGTTCCATTATGCGCACGTCTCCACGTCGCCCTAGCGATTCTCGCTCCCATGTCTCAACGGGTCATAGCCCTTTCATTCCTTCGTCACATCTAACTACGGGGTGGAGGTCGGTCTTTCTAACGGAACGGGTCCGAGCCCTTTTGCGTAACGTCTCCCGATACTCCGTACTTCTTGTAATCCTGCGAATGCTTGAGCTGGTGAGGGTCGACTGCGCTTAGGCAGCCTGCGGGAAAACTCTGGTTGAATCGTAAGCTTCGCTACTCTTAGCCAGACCGACTAACAGACGAGCTACCTTACTGCATAATTTCATGATGGATTTCATCTTCTTTAGCTTCTTTTCCTCCACATTGTAACGATGTAAAGCCCGAATTTCGGGGTTCGTCATAACCATACACATGGTCATTAGATACAGAAAATGACGCAGACGTGGACGCCCACGTTTGCTGAGTACCATCTTCCCTCGCCATTTCCCAGAACTAGCCTCCGCTAGATTTAGTCCAGCATGCCGAAGCAGTGCATTTCCATGCGAAAAGCCGCTTAGATCACCGCTCTCACCAAGAACACCAGCAAGACACGTAGCACTGACGCCTCGTATTTCAAGCAGCTTCTTTGCGTAAGGGATGCGTTTAAGAATGCTGTTCAGCTCATACTCAATCTGTTCAAGCTGACTCTGGGCCAGGTCATATTCTTCTAGCAAATGGCCAAGATGAAGCTTGTATGCGTGGAGGGCCTGAGTGGTGCCAACACTAGATTTTGCAAGTGTAATGAGCAGTTCAGCACGTTTAACGCCAGCATGACGCTTCACGTATTGCTTCCAACCTGTTAAAATCTGTTCAGTACTTAACTGACGGATGTCGCTTGGCAAAGGAAAGAGTCTGAGTGTTGCAATTGCACTGGTGCAGGTAAGGATTTTGAAGACCTGACACAGTTCAGGGAAAACAATGTCTACCCAACGATGAATCTGGTTAACTGCACTGTTCAAGCGCTTAGTAACCGTCTCGCGGTTTGCCATGAGAATACGTAGCTCCTCGTAGGCTTCAGGATGAAAACGAACGGGGGAGTAGTACCCGTTTTTGATCATATCTGCGATGACCAGCGCGTCCTTGCGATCACTTTTTGAAGGCGTATTGTCCCGGTTTTCCTTGTTCTTTTTGACGAGATGAGGATTAACTAGAACAGACTCAATTCCCTGCTCGATGAGCCAGCGTGCTAGACTGAACCAGTAGTGGCCGGTCGGCTCCATGCCAACGATGATGCTGCTCAGACTGTGGGTCTTGAGCAGATCCTGTACCCAACGCTCGAACAACTTGAATCCTTCGCGATGGTTGCCGAACTCGAGGGGAGCGCCTAAAGCAATCCCACGGAAGCTGACAGCCCGGGCAACATGGGTTTCCTGAGCGATGTCGACGCCAATGACTAGATGTTGAACGGTAATGTTTTCAATGAGTTGATTTTGCTTGTCCTGTGCCTTAAACTTCATAGTAGAGCGACCTCCTGATGGGCTTTTTGAGGCATTGACCTCGTGCGTAACCCCATCTTACTGGAGGCGCTCGTTTTTGTTCAAACGCCAAATTTTTCGTTTTACAGGAATTCTAACGAGTTATACTCGGATCGTAGAACCCGAGAATTTCTTTATCGATTAAAGCTTAGTTTTACGGTGTCAGCTTACATGTTGGCGAAAGCATCGGCATTTTACTCATGCAAACATAGAGAGCAGGCATCATTAAGGTGCCTGCTCTCTCCTATGACCTCTTATGAGTCTTGATTGGCTAGCCGATAATACTCCCGGTAAAGCTGCAGCAGCTCCGATTCTTTCTCCGCGATCAGCTCGGAGATTTCTTCCAAACGAGGTCCGGCAGGCTCGCCGTTTCCGTCAGTCGATGACGTATCGTCATCTGCATTCGTCGATGGCGGCTGCTCCTCGGGCATCCCCTGTTCGGTCGTCTGGTCCCAATTGAGCATAAAACCGAACGTTCCGGCAACCCAGTCATCCGCTTCTTCCCTGCCGGATTCCCGATAGATGCTTGCGTATTTTTCCAATGCTGCGTTTACGGTCAACCGACGCTCCCAGCCCAGAATCCCTACCGCATCCTTGGCCCGAGAGACGGCCAGCATCAGCTGAAAGTCGTTCAGCTTGCCACGCACGGCTTCAATATGATCAATTTCACTCATCAATATCGGGTACACATTAGCGAATTCTATCGATTCCTGCACCATATCATCTTCCGAAATGATAAGGCGTTCCATTCCCGCTCAATCCCTTCCTGTTGGTTTCGGTTGCGTTCCTTCTATAGTATTCGAAGCTTAGTTGTAAATTCAGGCGGACCAATGTTGTAATTTTTCTTTGTTTACCTGCCACAAAGCATAAGCAAGCATCGTCTCTGTGGCGAATAGCAATTCCATATGTGCATACTGATGCGCTTCGGATGTGGGTGGCAAGCTCAAAGCCAAGTTCCTGCTTGGCAGTACGAAGGAACATTTTAATGGGTCAGCGTATAGACTTCGAGTGCTTGTTCCGGTTTAAGAATGATTACAAGCTGTCCCCACTCCGTCCCTAAAGCAAAAAGACACTCATTCCTCATGGGTGCCCGAAAAAAATGAAAATAAAAAATCCCTTTCATATCAAGGGATTTCGCATTTCTTATGTGGTGCCGAGGACGGGAACCGAACCCGTACGGTGGTCACCCACCGCAGGATTTTAAGTCAAACGGCGGTCGGCTTAAAAGATTTGATGCCGTACGGCGTTTCCTGTACGTTGCCCCTCGTATTTAACAGTATTACTCACAGTATAGCCTCCGCTGGCCTCATCGTTGGCTAAAAATCCTGACGCGGCTCTAATCGTGTTCTCGAAAAAAACGCGCCTTATATCCACTACGGTAATTCTATCATTACGCTGCTTATCTCGCAATACCAACGCAACTTCAACCCGTCCGACTCCGGTCCGCCCACGTATACGGCCGACGGGCTTCGACACCTCTACGTTCCTCTGGCGCAATAACTTTAACGATCCCGGCCCGCTCATCCCACGTTATGTACCGATCATCCGCCAACTCCCGTATTGCTGCCGATATCTGTCCCGACGTCCGGCCGGACAATCGCGCCAACCGATTATCGTTGACCCTTGCGGCCGCCGATTGGTATAAGTTGAAAAATATACGGTGCAATTTACGAGCTGTATCGTCTAACATTTTGCTCATTCTTCGCCACCTCCGAAATTCAGCGTATATCACATCAGAATTATAGAGCTTCATTTTAATGGGATCATATGTTCTAGTCAATAAACAAGGATAATGCACTTCTTTCTTTAGTTCTACTTAGTTTGGAATATCTGAATACTACTATTTACCTACTTTTTTGATCTATTTTAGGAAATATATAGCAATGATGTGTGTTATAGGGTAATATATCCATCAGAAGACAAGTAACTTTGAGGGTGTAATATAGGGGGATAACAATTGACAAATATTATTTCTATAGCGCTTTCTTTAATACTTCCACTTGTGCTTCTAATATATGGAGACAAAATTAAAGAGTATTATTCAAACAAAAGCATAAAAAACACTGAAAAAAGAATCTACCAACTAAGGAAGAACCTTAATAGGTACAGTAGTTTTAGAAACAATCCCTCAACCTTAATAACCTGGGGATTAAACATAATCTTTACTATTCTAATCTGGATTTTTGTTCTCTATACTTTTAGGTACTACGCCTCAATCCTCACTGAGATTAGTACTGAGGCATTTAAAGAAATAAATTACACTTTAGATATACTTTCTTTCATTGTTTTTTACGTGATATTTTTAAACCTTGTTTACCAATCAAAAACAATAAAAAACTTAAGAGACTATGAACGATATATTCTTACACTAAATAAAAAAATTGAACAAGCAGAACTTGCTATTCAGAAGAAGAAAAACGCTAAATAGATTGAAAAGAGCTCGCTAACCGTAATTGGTTATCGAGCTCTAGTTTAAGGCTGGGCTTTCAGTCGTTAAGATTGATCGGAGGAAATCAACGAAATGTGTCGAATGTAATACGTATCCAAATATAGGAGGCGTTACTTATGCAAATGATATCGGTATTGTCTTCGAATATTTCTGCAATTGGTTACGACGCAGCCGCCCATCATCTATATGTCCGGTTCCATTCGGGTACGACATACCGATATAGCGGGGTTCCTTCGTCTATTCATTCCGGGTTGATGAACGCCACGTCAAAAGATAGCTACTTAACTCACTGTATTAAAGACCGGTTCCCCTGCAGTACCAGTTCGCTAATCAACGTTAATCACTACGATGGCTGGACCGTTTAAGTTAATGCTTACATTTTCGTACGGTTCGACCATCGCTGTTTGTACGCCCTCGCGTTTCGCTAATTCTTTCGTCAGTTCCTTCGTACTATACTCCGCTAGTGTCACACGTTCACCTCCGTCATTTATTAATGCATACGGTCCTCGTCGCCGCATCCCACGTCACCTTATCATCTACGCCGCACATCTCGCCAACGGCCGCCGCGATTTCTCGTGCGGGAACGTACGTCGTGCTATTCGTAATGTGGTCGTCGGACAATTTCGTTCCATTAACGATTACGTTTACGAACGATAACGTTGCTGTATTCGTAGATGGCTGCGTTGGCTTAACCGGCTCTGTCGGCTTCAGCGGCGTAAGCTTTCCGGAAACCATCGTCTTAAACTCGGTCCATCCCGTCCACTTACCGTCCTTGTTCATGAGGCGCGGACAATTCTTACGGCTCCAATCGTAATGACGACGCAGCCAATCAACGCCCCAGCCGCGTTCACGTAACATGTTTGCTACTAGTTCCGCTGCCCGATTGAGTGTCTTCGCGTAATCGCCGGATTCGCAAATCTCGATTCCGATAGATGTACGATTACCGCTAACGGCTTTACTACCGTCCCCCGCGTGCCAACCGACCTCGTTAAGCGGTAGACATTCGATTGTCTCACGTTCATCGATTGCGATATGACACGATGCCGTCACCTTATTCGTTGGGTTCGTCAGCCAATTACGTTCATTGCGTGCGGTAGATTTCCGGTATTGTGGATCGTAATATATGTCGGAACCATTGCGTCCTGGACGCCGATTACACGGAGTAGACTTCGGAATATGATCGATTATATACGTCATTACTTTCCGCTTCCCATTGTTTTCAAAACGTCGATTACATCGCGCAGCTTGTCCGGCTGCGGCATCCCGGACCTGCCGAGATTCTCCGATATGCTAACCAACTCATTTGCGATGTAGAAGTAGACGGCGGCCGTCATTACAATCGCGTCGAGTCCGAGTAGGATATCGATCCGGTGCGCTAGGAAGATAACGAGCAGCGCCAGCCTTTTTTGCCCGCGCCAATACTCGCAACTGAGGACGATAAGCCGCGACCCTCCGCTCTACTTGCGTAAATACCGGTTATGATATCGATAGCGAATGCGACAAGTAGAAACGATATTGCTTCCGTCCAATGTACGAACGCATACGCTACAACCGCTCTGGCTGCGCTGGCTGCGACCCTGATACTCCGTTAATAGTTACGAGATTCATTCCGAATCAACCTCCGTTGTATAATGTTTTATTGCTGCCGTAATTTCCGTCTGCAACTCCGTTAATATCTGCGTCTCCTTGCCGGGATGGATATGTAGGAATTCGAAAATAACGTTATTGATTTCCGGGATCGGTTCGGATGCGTTAACGAGAAATTCGAGCTTATGCGTGACTTTCTTCAT